TTTTGCTGCAACGGCAGGTGATCAAGTGGTCACAATCACTTCTACCAGACAAAAGAAGCTGAACGGTAAGAACAGTGGTTCTCCAACTACCGTAAATACTACAGGAAAGGTAACCGGTACGGGTTTCTCTTTGAAAACTCAATCGGGAGCAAATTATACTGTTTCCGCCACTGAAAATACAAATGAGACTACCGGAAGAACAGGAACTCTTGTTGTGACACAAGAAGGGTCGGGCGCAAAATCAATTACGATTAATTTAAGCCAACCGAAGGCAACTGTTGCTTATGTTTATAATTTGTCTTCTAATCCTTCAAGGGTGGAATTTGTTGCTACGGGTGAAACAAAAACGCTTTCCATTTCTTCTACAAAACAAAAAACAGTAAATGGAAAGAATAGTGGTAGTCCTGTGGCTGTGAATTATACTACGACAGTTTCCGGTACAGGTTTTTCCAAAGGGACAACGGAATATTCTGTTGTGGCGGCAGTCAATACCGGCGCAGTGAGAGAAGGATCGGCAGTTGTAAAACAATCGGAAGGAACAAAGCAAATAACAATTACGTTGTCACAGGCAGCAGGAACTTCCGCCTAATTTTTTATTGACGTGAGTAGGAAAAGAGACAAAAATAAAAATCAAGGAAAGTCAGACCTGTTAAAGGGTCTGACCAACCTTTCTTTGGAAGATATTGTAGGATTGCAAAAAACTCTTCCTACTGTACTTCAATCTAAATTACAACAGATGTCCCGGTCTGACAACTTGGGGGATTTGGTGAAAGCTAATCTTTACATGGGGAACATCAACCAAAGACAGGACGATGTAAAGGCTGTGTTCTTCAACCCGGACGAAGCAAGCGATACGGGAAGGGGTTACAAAGATCCTAACTTTTACGGTTCTATGCCGTTTGAGGTACTTCGGAGAATGGGGGACATCTTTGTTGTTCGGGCTGTTGTCAATACCCGTGTCGAACAGGTTCAGAACTTTCTCCATTTCAGTACGGATGAACAGAAAGAAGGATACACTATTAGAAGGAAAAGGAATCCTTTTGAGAAGGTAAGTGCAGAACGCTCAAGAGAAGATCAGATTAAAATTAGCTATATCAGAAAGTTTTTGGAAGAAGGCGGTTTTCACGACAAATGGGAATCATTTGATACATTCCAAGACTTTGGGAGAAAAGTTGTGTTTGATAGCCTTACTCTTGATCAGCTTGCATTTGAAATAGTAAGGGATAGATCATGGAATCTGGCACGTTATCGTGCTGTAGACGCTTCTTTGATACGTTTTCTTGATAGTATCGATCCGAAGTTCCGGGAAGAATTTGAGCAGTATCGGTTCAAAGGCTATTTACCAAAATATTGTATGTGCTGGCAAGGTCAGATCATGCAGCATCCTGTTACGCATGAAAGTGTTATCTTTTACCCTTGGGAGCTGGGTATTGGTATCCGTAACAAATCCACCAACATATATAAAAACGGGTACGGAACATCTGAACTGGAAACACTGTCAAGCGTTATGACATGGATTTTGTGGGGGTTTGAATACAACGGCCTGTATTTTTCTAAAGGGTCTAATCCTAAAGGAATTATCAATGTTAAGAATCCGAACATATCGCAGGCTTCTTTAAGTGAGTTCAGACAGGCATGGCAGCAGACGATGGTGGGGGTTCAAAATTCTCATAGAACGCCTATTATCAATGGGTTAGACCTTCAATGGGTTGATTTATCCAAAAACACTAACCGTGATATGGAGTTTAGTGAGTGGGTAAAATTCCTACTTGTTATGACTTGTGCTGTTTATCGTATTGATCCGTCAGAGCTTGGATTCCAATTCAAAGATCAGACAAATATCTTTGGACAAGCTGGACAAAAGGAACGTTTACAACATTCAAAAGACAAAGGACTAAAACCTATTCTTGTGTTCTTACAAGAGGTGATCAATTATTATCTTGTATCAGAACTGGATGAAGATTTTGAGTTTGTCTTTACAGGTGTAGATGCGGAAGATGAAGGAAGACAGGTTGAGATTGATGCTAAGAAAATTCAAAACGGTATGGTTTGTCTGGAAGATATTTTTGAAAAATACTCTGGACGTAAATTCAACCCAGAAACTGATACCATTTTGAATCAATCCTACCAGCTTCAAAAACAATATCAGATGCAGCAAGCTATGTACGGAGGTGATGCGATGAACGAAGAAGTGGATCGACAGATCGCGTCAGAAGACAAAGAAGATACACAGAAATCGTTTGATTCCAACCCTATCATGAGTGCTGCAATGTCTTACATTGAAAAGAATTGGGGAGAAAAGTAACGTGAATGTAAGATATGTCAAAAATATCAAGGTCGAAAAGATGCCTTTAGTGTCAAATGTACATCATCATGTTGATCCTATGCGTTACCCAAAAGTACAGGAAGGATATGAAGGTATGGCGCAAGTTATCTTTTCGACACAGATAAATAATATGTTGATGGATTTGACTAAGAAAATGGTCAGTCAAAAATCGAAGTAGTCTATGCTATTCACACCGGAAGAAATACAGCAGTTGTTTTTCATTGTCGATTATCGTATTGCTCGTGTAATTGCCGATGTGCTGGGTAAGGAATATCTTTCCCAAGAAGACATAGATATGCTGAAAAGATTTGGCTTTGATTTAAAGACAGAAGTTCTGAAAATACCACCTTATTGGCAAGCATTCATATTTGGACGTTTGGCGGCAATTCTTACACCTGCACAATTATCCTCTCTTAACTTCAACGACCTTCGGCAATATGTCGAAAAAGAGCAATACCCGGAACTAACTTCAAGAGAAAAGGCAGAATATAACGCTGCGGCCATGCGTTCTTATTCTTATATAAAAGGAATGGGGACACGTATAAAAGATTCTCTTTCTTCCACCGTTTCAGAAGAAGAAATGAAAATAGCAGTGGCAGAACGGGAGAGGGAAGTGGAAACGGCTATTAGGGAAGAATTGACGGAAGGTGTTCTGAAAAGGAAATCCGTACAATCCATTGTTAGTTCATTGGGACATAGGTTGGATGAATGGAACCGGGATTGGGGACGTATTGTTGCTACTGAAATGGAGAATATTTTTCAGATAGGTACGGCTCAAATGATAATGAAAGAACATGGCATCCATGCTAAGGTGTATAAGCAAACAATGCAACAAGCCTGCCGGTATTGCTTAAATGCCTACACTACAAATGGCTATGGTTCTAAGCCAGTTATATTTGATTTATCCGAATTGATTGCTAACGGAACGAATATAGGCAGAAAATCAAAGGATTGGAAGCCTGTTTTAACAAATATTCACCCTTTTTGCAGATGCAACCTCCGTTACATTCCAGATGGCTATGAATGGGATGATAAAACACAATCTTTTGAACCTAAAAAAGTGGAAGATAAAGATCGTGTTGAGAGAAAATCAAAGGTGAAAATTACAGTAGGAACAAAACATTTCGAAGTATAATGAAAACAAGGACAATTTTTAATTCTGGTTATATCAGCATACCTACAGTGGATAGTTCAAAATGGATAAAGGATATTCAAGTGGGAGATGTAGTAAGAACCATTTCCGGTTATAGGAGAGTGGTTAGGGTAACGCAGTTTGAACCATCATCTATACCTTGCGTTTTGGACGTGTGTTATATTACCGAGGACGAAGCCCTTGAAAAGGGGTATCGGGAAGATGCGTTGCATAGGATAACGGAAAATTCTTTTGTTCTGTGTGATAACAAGGTGAAAAAGGCTAATAGGATACGTCCAGGAGATGTTATTATGCTTAAAAATGGTTGCAAGGGCAAAGTAACCAACATTATACGAATACCTATTGATAATGTTTCGCAATATTTTTATAGTTTTGAACTTGATAAGCCGGACTTCTTTTTTGCAGATAATGTTTGCATCCCGGACGTAGTTTGCAGCAGTAATTCAAAATAAAATTTTTTAGATATGGGACTGAATTTGAAAGCGTTACTTGGTTTACAGACGCAAAAAGAAAAAATAGATGAGTATAAAGGACTTCTTAAAAAGGAAAGAGAAATAAAGCAAGAAGTAGATTCACTTGCGGAGAATTACTCTTTACAAAAGTCTCAATACGATTCTTTGAGAGGTAGCGACAATGCGGAAGCTGCTATGAAGGCAGAGAGTTGTTTCAGCGAGTTCTTGAAACAGCAATCAAAGGATTTAATGAGTGTTTACAATAGAAGAAATTCTATCCAGAAGTCGATTGAGAGACTGGAAAACGATGAAGATTTTGCTGAAATGGCAAAAGATATTCGTCACCTTTTTGAATGCCGAGAGCTTTGGAAACAAGGGTTGATTAAAAAATCGGTTTATTTTGATTTGTTCAAAGCAAAACAAGGAAAGGTGCAATTTGCCGATGTACTGGTTTTTAGAGGTGACAAACTCCTTATCTTGAACCGTGTGGGAGAAAAGGGGGCGGTATCGAACGATTGGTGCATTCCAGGGGGGCATGTTGATCCAGGAGAAACTTTCTTGCAAGCAGCCAAAAGAGAGCTGTTTGAAGAAACTGGTATTGATATGTCGGAAAGTTTATTGATTCCTGTCGGTAAGTATATCCCCAAAAGAAAGGGGATAGAGATTCACTATTTTATGTGTCATATTGATGATCAGACACCAGTTAATATTCTTGTGGATGCGGAAGAGGAAACAGGGTCGGAATGGATCAATCCTTACACGGAACTTGATCTTTACAACTTCATTTTTGATATGAAGGATAATATCAAGCGCATTCTTGGTATTGAAGTGCCGGATGAATTTCAATTGGTAATGAAGTCATTCAAGGACGGGAAAATATCAAAGGAAGTATTTACTACCTATTGCGAGAAAAATCCCGAAAAACTGGAAAAATCAGCAAACAAGACTTTTTTCACACATGAAGAAAGAAAGGATTTGGCAAAGAAGGGTGAGGCAATGCCAAATGGGAAATATCCTATTAGAAATCGCCAGGATTTGAAAGATGCTATCCGTTTATCTGGTAGTTCCTCTATGCCGAAGGAAGATGTAAAGAAATGGATCAAGAAGCGTGCAAAAGAGCTTAATTTGGAAGATGAACTGCCGGAAGATTGGAAAGTTGAAAAAACAATGGACACGGAAGATGCTCATACATTGCAACGTGAATCTTTGGATGGAGAAACTAAAAATATCGTCCGTACAGAAGATGGAGTAGGAGAAGGCTGTTCTCATGAAGGAAAGATTGAGAAAGCCATTACTTTCAAGAGAACTGTTTATGAAGAAAAAGAAGTGGAAGTCGAGGAAGAACCAAACAAATACACTTACGGAAACTTCCAAATCTCCTTTAGTGATAATGACGGAGGACATGGAGATAAGTTTGCCGATTTTTTAGCTACTTTCCAAAAAGTAACAAACTTATGTAAGCCTTTTTCTGTGGTTATCAAGACGGAAGATAACGGTGAACAAGAATGGAAGTGGGGCACTAAATTCAGATTAAATGGTATTTCTAAAACAGAAGATATCAGAAAGTCACAGGAAGATGCCATTTCCAAGGAAGAGAAAGGGGACGAACTTGAAAAGTCCGAAAAGAAAGATAAGAGTATTTTCAACACTTATCTTAATTTTCTGGAAGGAGCTAAAACACGCCTTAAAAACATCCATTGGGGAGAGGAAGATAATTCGAAACATGTCTATCTTGATGATCTTTCGGAAAATGTTTCTGAATTTGAAGATAAGATTGCAGAAGCCGGTCAAGCAGGATTCGGACGGTTTAAGGATGGAGAAATACAAGGTGACGAGGTGGAAGAATCTGATCCTATTGCTATTTGCCAGATGATTTTCGACAAGACGGTTGAGTTTAGAAAGGAACTTGCCGGACGGGATGAATACAATGGTGAGGTAAGTTGGATTGATGATTTTCTTGCCACACTCAAACAATCGAAATACAGATTGCAATTGCATTAATACAAAAGGTATAGATTGCGATAATTATTAATAAAAGTTAAAATATTGGGTTATTGCAATTTATACCTATTTTTGCAGTATTTTTGAGTGTCGCTATTACGTTTATATTTAAACTCAACAATCATAGAATGTTTGATAGTTTCAAATTATATGTAGACTTGGATTTGGAAAAGGCTAAAAAGGATGATTCTGCAAATGAATCTCCGTATTCTAATATGGTCTTTTCTGGCGTAGCTTCTGATTCTTCAAAGGACGACGAAGAAGAAGTATTAGAGCCGTCCGGGTTTATATATGATAGATTTTTGAAATCAGGATTGTTCAATCTCGATCATTTGCCGACAAGATCGCCTATCAATAAAAGTAGATTTTGGATAGGCGAGCCTATTGAAGCCTATGTGAGAGATAATAAGTTTTTTGTGAAAGGTAAATTATGGGAAAAGTCACCAGAAGCTCGCGCCTTTTGGGATAAGGCTATTGAGATGAAGGAATCCGGTTCAACAAGAAAGCCTGGAATGAGTGTTGAAGGAAAGGCTTTGGAAAGAGATAAGCGGAATCCAAAAAGAGTGACAAAAGCCCTTATTACAAACATAGCGTTGACTATGACACCTGTTAATACCAAAACTTATCTTGATATTGAGAAAAGTAAAGGGAACAGGGGAAACGATTTGTTGGAAATGCAGAAATCCGCTATCCTTTTTGAGTATTGTACCGAAAATGGGATAGTTCAGATAGATAACAATTTTAAGGTAAATTTCCAAAAGTCGCATTCTTTTGATGTTGGTTCTTTTTGGGAAATTTACAAATCAGTTCAAAAAGGAAGATTGGATAGAAGTGTTCTTGATACACTTGTAGAAAGAGTTCGACAATAATTTTTAAATAGATAGTATATTATGTTAAACTTGAATGAATTTAAAAACGATCCGCTATACAAGGCACTCGAAAACTCTGGTTTTAGTGCGGAAGATATTGCTTCTATGGTGGAAAGAGGTGATGTAACTTTTGAGAAGTCTAAAACTGTTGCTGAAATGAAGGATTCCGAAAAGAAGGAAGAAAAAAATATCGGCAACGATAAGAAGCATGAAGATGCTCTTAAAGAGGACGAAAAAGAGGACAAGAAAGACGTAAAGGATTTGAAAGAAGACATCAAGGAAAAAGAAGATAAAGTCGAAAAATCTTTCTCTATGGAAGATATGAAGACTTTCGGCGCTTCTTTGGCTGCCAATATCGTAAAAGGAATGACAGAGGTTATGAACGAACGTTTTGGCAACATTGAAAAATCTTTGGAAACTTTTGGCGCGCAAACTCCATCTTTCAAAGGTGTTCAGACTTCTGCTGTTTTGGAAAAATCTATGAAACCAGAAGTGGACGAAGAAGGAAAGACTTTGTTGTCTGTCACCAAACAGCGACCTTTGGTTACTGCTGCCATTAACAAGGCTATTGAAAACGAAGGCGAAGAACTTGAAAAATCCATTGGCGATGATGCTTTAGTTTTCTTGGCAGATACGCAAGCCGAAACTATTGGTAAGAACTTGGCGAAGTTCATGTACGAAAAGTATAATATCAAGTTCCAGAAGTAAGACGTAATTCGATCGAATAAATATAAAGATTATAGAAAGATGGACTTGTATAACTATAATGATTTAGCTGCTTTTGGCGGTGCTGGCAATGTTGCCGATGTGTTGAAAGCAATGGAAGCCGGTTTACAGACCGGTATGCAATATAACGATCAGATTAACAATGGTGGTGGTCTGAAAGTTGAATCTTTGGATGCTTACATCAAGGTTTTGGCTAACCGTTTGAACCAGTTGGTTGTTTACAATGAAATGCCGAAACAGAGAATCGAAAATACGGTTCACCAGTACAACCAGTTGTACAAATACGGTGAAGAAATCGGTATCTTCAATCTTGAAGGTGAAACACCGGAAGAAACAGATACTCAATACATCCGTAAGTCAATCATCTCTAAGTTTATGGGCGTTACAGGACAGGTAACTGATCCGGCTATGCTTGCTAAACTTGCCGGTGGTATGAACATGTACACTCGTGAGGTACAGAATAAGACCACTTTGCTTTTGACTTTGATTGACACTCGTTTGACGGATGCTGATTCTACTTGTATCGCAGAACAGTTTGACGGTATTTTCCGTCAGCACATGATGGGTGTAGCTGCTACTGACCGTGGTTCTACGGAAGGTATGAGCACAGAACAGATTTTGGATGCTTATTATGGCTCACAAGCTGTAATTGACGCACAGAATGGTATCTTGACTGATGCTTTGGTTGAAGATGCTGCTGATCGCGTTGTAAACGTTTACAACGGTTACATCGACCGTATCGTTTCTGCACCGGTTGTATTCAACAACTATGTGAAGAAATTCCATGAATCAAAACGCGTTGTTGTTGGCATGTCTAACAGCGTTGTAGGTGCAACAATGGGACAGTCTGTAAACGATATCATGACGCAGTTCGGTAAGGTTGCTGTTAAAACAGACAAGTTCTTTGACGTTCGCCGTCCGATCAAGGCTTCTGCTACAGCTTCTTCTCCGAAGGCTCCGGGTATTCCTGTTGCTGGTGGAACTAAGTCTGCTGTTGTTGCCGATACAAAAACCAACTTCGTATTACATGCCGGCTCTTATGGCTACTTGGTAACAGCTAAGAACCGTTATGGTGAATCTGCTCCTTTGAAATTGACGGATACTGCTCTGGCAGTTGCAGCTAATCAGTCTGTTGATTTGCAGTTTACCGCTCCGGTTGGTGGTGCTTACGCTCCTACTTGCTACGTTATTTACCGTACTAAGAAAGTAACTGCTTTGACAGATACGACAGAATACTATCCTATCTTCACTATTCCGGCTTCTATGCTGGCTGCTGGATATGATGGTGCTGCTGCAACAAAAGTACGTGACCGTAACCGTATCATTGCAGGTACGAAGTCTGCTTTGATTTATTACAACGACAGTCAGATCAACGAATACTTACAGTTCGGTGACACTCGCAAACTTGACTTTGCTATCACTGCACCGTCTCGTAGATTCGCTATCTTGAATTACGGTACGCCGTGTTTGTACCAGCCAGCTAAGATTTGCCGTATTATCAATATTGGTGACGAAGGTTTGGGTGCTTAAAGACAGTTTGTCTTGGCAAATTAATAGAGGGAAGGAAAGGTTCTATAACGCCTTCCTTCCCTATTTTTTATAATTAAAAATTTGATTTCGTATGAAAAAGATCGTATCAACAATATATAAAAACACTTCTATCCAGTTTTCGGATGAACTTGTTGTATTTGAAAACGGAAAAGCCGAAGTAAAAGATGAAACTTGGGAATATATCAAGGCAGGAGGTTTCCATGGTATTGCTTTGGAAGAAGAAGCGGGAAAACTTGAAAAAGAAAAAACGGAAGCTGAAAAAGATACAGATGAAGCTCTGAAAGTTTTGAAAGAGGAATATGAGTTTGAAATTGCTCGTTTGAACGGTATCATCAAAGACAAGAACAAGAAAATTGAACAGTTGGAACAGTCTTTAGATGTGTGGAGAAAAGAAGTAGAAAGATTGTCTAATGGCGGACAGCCGAAAGAAATTGTGGAAGATGCTGCTGGAGAAAACACAGCAACTGAAGAAGAAATTGCTTCCTTAAAGGAAGATATGTCTAAAATGACTTTTGAGGATTTGAAGGCACTTGCTATTGAAAACGGAATGAGCAAACAGAAAGCCGGAAGATTCAAAGAAGAAAGTCAGAAAGATGAACTGATTGATGCTATAATTGCGTTACCCAAAAAGTAAAAAAGACATTAAGTTATGCCGGGACAACTGATTTTTACAGTAAAGTACAAGAAAAATACGGGTTCTGTCATTTCCGTTGCGGAGATGTGGAACAATTACCTGTACGGTATCGCTATACAAGCCGGTACGGGGACTTCTTTTTCTGATGAATCACTTAGAACTTATTTGAGTGCTGCACAGAGAGAGATCGAGAATTATTTTAATCTCAAATTTGTAAAGCAATTAGTTGAATCGGAAACACATTCTTATTACAGAACAGATTATTTCCAACAATTTCCTATCATTCAAACTAACTGCCCGGTAAGAGTTCCACTTGCACTTACAGGTATGCTTAATAAGATGGAGCAGATTATTTACCCGCAAGGTTGGCTTAGTTGTGAGAAAGATATGGACGGGATAGGAAAACGAAGAATGAGTGTTGTTCCTACCGGTGCAAATTCGGTCAATGCGAACGCAGATGTTATCCTTACCGGAATGACAACTCAGATAGGCTTCCAGCGGTTTACAAACATACCAGATTATTGGGATATTCAATATATAACCGGTTTTGATTTGGATAAAATGCCTGCCGATTTGATTAATCTTGTTGGTAAACTTGCTTCGTTCGGCCCGCTTAATATTGCCGGAGATATGATATTCAGTTTACCCGGTATAGCTTCTATGCACTTGGAAATAGATGGATTAAGACAATCTATCAACTCTACCGCTTCTGCTGAAAATGCAGGTTACGGGGCACGCTTGAAACAGTATCAAAAAGAAATAGAGGAAACTGTAGGGCGGATAAAACTCGTGTACGATGAATTTAGGTTTTTAGTATTATAAGGAGGTGAATCATGGCAAAGAGCATTTTACAAACACCGGTTCCGCCTTTGAGTAATGCAAGTCCTGAATTTATACGTTCAGAGTTTGATTCTGCCGTTTATTTGAAAGGGTATGAGGTGATATTGGAAAAGGCGTTAAGATGTCCTTGTAATGCACCGGATGCGCCTTTAGTGGATTGCCAGAATTGTTTTGGTACAGGTTATTTTTATATCAATCCTACAAACACTCATGCTCTTATAACCGGCATAAACGGGGATAATAGTTACAAGCGTTGGTCAGAAGAACTGATAGGAACTATCAATGTAACGGTGACGGATACAGATAAACCGAATATGGGGTATTTTGACAGGATCACAATTCAAAAGGAATATTCTTATTTCAGCGAAAATCTTCCTGTCAGAACAGACGGAGAGAACTTTTTCATATTTACTACTTATAAGCCGTTATCCATATACAGCATACATGTGTTTGATGGTTCTACGATGCCTTTAAGACAACTTTCAGTGGCAGATTACAAAGTAAGTGATGCGAACCCTTATTGCATAATTTTGACTGTCGATATGGCTTCAAATCCAGTTGTGAGCGTTTATTATCAGCATCAACTGGAGTTTCATGTATTGGATTTCCCACACGAAGTACGTGCTTCATGGAAAAAGAATAAGGAATCAGGACAATTGGAAAGAACAAGGCTTCCTATCCAGGCGGTAGCAAGAAGAACACATTTGATAGTCTCTGAAAAACCTAATTTCGACGGTTCTGGCGTTATTTTGAACGATAACATACAAATGAAAGTGGTGGAATGATTTTACCGATAAACATAGATTTAGGTGATCTTGTGGAAGAGTTTAATCTTTCAGGGGATCAATCTGTGTTTTTAGGTTCTTCCATTATTGATGCGGTTGTCTCGGAATATCAGCTTAGGTGGCAAAATCTTATATCAAGCGAACTTCATAAGACAAGGAATGAATATAAAAGGGGAGTTTTCATAGAAAGGGAATCCCCTTTGTCTGTTACATTTGGATTGACAAATAGAGAATCTTCTATTCCTTTAATGATAGAAGAAGGGCAACCACCTTTTGATGAAAAAGAAGGATTTAGAAATTCCCCAAAAAGAAAAGAAGCGGAAGGTGGAGGTTGGTACATTGATATTCCTTTCCGTCACGCAACTTCGGAAGCGGTAGCGGATTCTGGATTGTTTTCAACTATAATGCCTCAACAGATTTACGATGCAGTTCGAAAGACAGGAAGACTGGGAATTGGAAATTTACAAGGAAGGTTTGCCGAAAAAGGAGAGAGGAAAGAGATAAACAGGTTGGGAGTAAACAAACCATCTTACATGCACAAAGCACCTATTTATCAAGGCTTGACGAAAGTAAACATTGCTTCTACTGCAAACGAAACAAGAAGTGGTTACTTTACATGGAGAAGGGTAAGTGACGCTTCTGATCCTAACAGTTGGTGGAATGGTGGTATTATTCCATATAAGCTCATGGACAAGGCTCTTGAACAAGCTAAAATAGATGTTGTCGCGGATAGGGTTATAAACGAATTTTTAAAGGCTATTTAGTTATGATACAGATAGTTAAAATAAAAAAGATTGTAGAAAGTTGTTTGGAATATGTTCAGACTGACTTTGAAAGTAAAAACAATGAAAAGGATTCTTTCTTGTATAAGGTGTTGGGAGACACGCAGGATGGTTCTTACAACTTCTATGAGCAGGCAAAGAATTTGTTTTTGCGGAAAGAAACGAACCCTAACAACATAAAGGTATTGCTGGAATATCCGAAGGACAGAGCAGGACTTCCATCTTATGTGATTCGTGAACCGGGAAAGAAAAGTGGTATCGCTAATTCTATAGGTAAGATAGAATCTTTTATGGGTGGCGTTCCTATGTACAGAGATACAAGACAGTATGGATTGGAAATTATGTGTTTTTCTGTAAATATGAACGAATCAATTTTGATGTCAGAAATTTTGTATGCACTTTTACTTGGTTCTTGGGATTTATTGGCTTCTCAATTTCTTAAAATAGAGTTTTCCATGAAAGAACTGATGATGGAGAACCATTTGATGCCAACTCCTATTTTTATCCGTTCTATCGGATTGGAATTATCTTCGGAAGAAATAGCTCCAGGGCTTGTGGACACTACTTTACTTGGAAAGATCCTCTTTGGAAAGGTCAACCAAGTGGATAGTATTGCTCTTGGTGATTCGACTGCTACAGATGGGCTTCCTGGGGTGGAATCGGAAATTAAAGGCAGTTGGTAGTACGTTGATTGAAAAATGATTACCTTTGGAAAACAAATTTGAAGAAGGGAGTTTATACAACCATCTAATTATTTGGAGAGAATAGAGGGAATAAAATCATATAAATTCGATGAATAATTAATTGAAAATCAATAAGTTATGAGTACATCTTTTATTTTCAATAACAAACAAATAACTCTTCCTGGCGTTTATAGTCGAATTACAACGTCAGAAACAAGCCCTGCGAGAACACTTGATTACGGTCGTTGCATCATAGTTGACACAGGAGTTTATGGTGCTAACTGGTGCGGTGGTTCTGGCGTGGCTGGAGAAAACTATCAGAACTTGGATGCAGTTTACAGATTTGACACTCTTGCAGAGTTCCGTTCTTTCGTGAAAGGCGGCATGTATTGGAAGATTGCAGAGGCACTTTTTACACCGGATTATTCAAACCCTGCCTCTACTGGCATTTCACAGCTTTTGTTCGTTAGAGCCGCACAGACAGCTTCTGCAACTATCACTTTTGCAACAACGGCAGGTGGAACGTTTGAAGTTAAAACTTTGGACGAAGGAAAGGGAGCAAATGGTACACTTTCGGAAGCTGGCAATCTGATTACTGGTTATGGCGTTTCTATTGTGGCAGGAGAAGATGATCCTGAAAAATGGATCATGAAGTTTTACGTTGGCTCTTTTACCGGTTATGCAGAGGATGGTTATCCTATTGGAGAAACACCGGAAGATCAGGCAGCACCTACTTTGGTATTGCAGTCGCCTGAATTTAATAATATTCAGACTTTGATTGATTGGGCTAAATCAGACTCCAATTTTGCGAATTTGTTTGTATTGACAAGCAATGCAAAGAAAGAAGGTGAAGGAACTGTAGCGGAAAACGACGTAACAACGGCACTTACAGGAAAGAAATTCGTACTTGCAAAAGGCGGTACGGAAACTTATAGTGCCGATTACATGACACAGGCTCTTTCTGCTATCACAGGGTTGGATTATAGTTTTGCTCTTACAGATCAGTTTGGACAAAATGCGGATTCTGCATTACAGAAACAGTATATTGCTCACATGAACAGTCAGGCAAAATACACCCATTTCTTGTTTGTTGGAGGATATGCTGATGCTGCTAATTTCTCTAAATCGCTTGATTTGGCAAAAGGATTTAACAGTGAACTTGTTCAGTTGGTACATGGAGGCGCAGGCATGACTTCCGGTATTACAGGTGTAAAAACACGTTGGTGGGGTGTGATGTATAATTTGTGTTGTATCTTGGGAAGAACAGCTGGAAAACCGCCTTATATTCCTGTTACAAACAAGACGATCGGTATCGACAAATTACAACATACTTTGAGTGAAGTTGAAAAAACGAAGGCTTTGGATGCCGGTATGCTTGTGACGGTTTACAATGATTACACGAACAATTTTGTTGTGTTACAAGGTGTGAACACTTTACAAGACAACAAGGTGTTATTCAATTCCAACGGACAGAGTCACAGTATCCAGTTCATGCGTATTGTTGCACAGATTAACAAGGAATTGGTTGTAAATGCTTCTATTGATCTGCTTGGGCAGGAAAATGGTGTAAATGTCAATACTTTGTCTGCTGGCGCGGTGAAGGACTGGACGGTTGCTTATTTGCAGTCAAGAGTAGCAACGGAAGCTCAGGACAACTTGCTTCTTTCTTTCAAGGATGTTGTCGTAACAAGACAGGAAGATGCTTGGTTCGTAACCTACAAGATCGTTGTGAATAATGAAATCAACAAGTTGTTCTTCACTGGTTTCTTAATTCGTGGATAATAATTCTAAAACATAGATATTATGCAGACATTCAGTGCACCTATGGCATATATCAAGATCGGCAACGAAACAGCCGGTTTTGTTAGAAATATAACCGTACAGGAACAAATCAATCGTGTGGATGTACAGGGATTGGGTAGTTTGCCTATTCAGGAAATCCCGCCTGTATCTTACAGATGTACATTCACTGTGGATCAGTTCTTCTTGTCTTTCAAAGCTCCAGTGGTAGAAGCAATGATCCATCGCTTGGGAACTTTACAGGAAGTTTTGGACACTCTTACATTTGCAGAACAAGGTTTCTCTATCATGATCTATAAGAAATTGGTTCAGAACTTTGATGATTCTCGCAAGATGGTAACACAAGTTGATCCGACAGGGCAGACGATTGCTCTTTTAACTCCGTGTTTCATTGAGAATCAGAATTGGCAGTTGCAAGAGCAAAATGTGAGTGCTTACAATGTACAGGGACGATTCTTGCATCCTATTACAACTGCTGAATATTAATAGTATTTAATAACGCAAATTATAAAATTTGTTAATATAAGGGCTTTGGATTGATTTTGTAAGAATAAAATAAGTTGCTATATTTGCTTCGTTGCTGTGAAGCAATTACATTCAATCTTATTATTCATAATAAAGGAAGGTGGGCGTTTGTCCACCTTTTGTTTTTAGAAATTATTATTATTTTATTTGTTTGTATTGTAATTTTTACTATCTTTGTGGCGTGTATTAAAAATTCAATTTATTATGAGTAGTAGATTTAAAAGTTTAGCTGATCTTGATGCTGCTTTTCCTACAGAAGAAAGTTGCGTAAGATTTTTGGAAGCCCTTAGATGGGAAGATTCTTATCCTATTTCTCCTTATAGTAGAGGAGCTAAGATTAGGATTCGTGGTAATGAGTATATTTGTTGCGATACAAATAAGGCTTTTGATGTAAAAACGAAAACTATCTTTTTTAAGACATCAATTCCGCTTATAAAGTGGTTTAAGGCTTTGTGGCTGGTTTTGTACGATGATACAATAAATTCTGTTGAAATGGGCAGAAAATTGGAAGTAACTCAAAAAACAGCTTGGGAGATGATGAGACGAATAAAATTTTGTTTAACTAATTCAAATTGTAAATGATATGATTAATAAGATTGAGTGTAAAGGTGTTCTGCAATTAGGCGGTATGTCGATTTCTTGCTATGTTCTTGAAAACGGAATGAGGGTTTTGTCGGGGAGAGGTATGCAAGAAATTTTAAGAATAACGGACGAAAAACAAGGTGGGACGAAATTGCCTACTTTTTTAAACAATTCTACAGTTAAGCCTTTTATTTTTAGAGATTTAGAGCCGGGACGATTTCAGCCTTTAGATTGCTATCTTGGGAATCAAAAGGTAAATGGATATGAAGCTACTGTGTTGGTGGATATTTGTGATGGAATGCTTGAAGCAAGAAAGCATATTGAATTGAGTGACAGACAAAAAATAATTGCAGATCAATGTGAAATTTTGGTTCGGTCTTTTGCCAAGGTTGGAATCATATCTTTGGTAGATGAAGCTACAGGTTATCAATATGACAGAGAGAGGTTTGAGCTTCAAAAAATCCTTAACGCCTATATATCGGACGAAATATTGAAATGGCAACTTACTTTTACAGATGATTTTTATAAAAATATATATCGTTTATGGGGGTTGCCATTTATCCCTAAATATATTAGAAACAAGCCTTCTTTTATTGGAAAGCTAACAAACAAATATATTTATGAATTGCTTCCGCAGGGTGTTGTAGATAGAATAAAAGAAAAAACGGGCAAAACTTCAAAGGGGAATTGGAAATATAAGTGGCATCAATCTTTGACACCAGAAATAGGGAGAGAACATTTGAAGAAGCAGATTATAGAAGTTACAACATTGATGTCTGTTTCTCAAACGAAAGAACAATTTGACGATCTGTTCCAATTGAAATACAAAACACCTCCTATTCAGTTACAGACAGAATTTGAAGAAAATTCAAAAGAAGAAATTTGTGATGAATTTGATTCTTCTATGAGTAAAATCATAAGGACTTCTTTTGAATCAAATAAAGAGAAAGGGAATGAGTAATTTTTTCAGAAAGCGGAATGAAAATTCCGCTTTTCTCTGTTTTATATATATATTTGTGCGTATCAATCAATTAAAAATCATATAGCATGGAATCCAAAGAGATTACAGTGAAAGGAAGAAAGTACGAGATCAGTTTTCCGAACGTTGGACAGTATTACCAAATTGAGGTAAACAAACAGAGACTTGGTAAAGGAAGTTATAATTCCATGATCGGCAACCCAACTATTTCAGCACAGCGTGCTTTGGATATGATAGATGTGGAAGCTGCCATTTCTGTTTTGTGTCCGCAACTGATGTCTGACTTGAAAGTAAAAAGTTTCTCTGAACTGGGACTGAAAGATTTTAAGGAGATCAGCGATATTTACATGAACGAGGTGTTTCCTTTTTTGAAAGAGGCTGAAAAAATACTTTCTTCTGTGGACTGATGAACCGGGAAGAATATAGGAATTTCGTCATAAAATGGAATAACACTTTCCCTATTGACAGGTGGTTTAGGAACAGGCACAATATCCCTTTCCTTTCGGAAGATCATAAGAAGTGTGATTTCTTTGCTGAACTTATGGAGTTCGAAGAAGAAAAGGCATTTTATGAACTTGGCCAAGAAAAGAAAGAAAAAGAGGAAAGAGTACAAGAATATATTCCCAATATCGGGGATTGGTTGAAAGCACCGGAAGGTGAAATTTCGGAACAAGATACTGCCTTCTATGAAGATCAGATGTTTAAGATGATAGAGATGGAGCAAAAGGCAAAAGAAAAAGGTAAGGAAAATGGATAACGAAAAAAGACTTAGGGTGTCGGTAGATGTCTCTCAACTTAGGTCGGTTTGGGAAGATATTGAAAAAATGCAACGAAGGATAGTTGAGAACAACGACCATATTCTTCGTCAGCAGAACGACGCACTTAACCAACTTAGGGAGCAATTGAACCTTTTGGGACAGCAAAATTCCGAAAAGGGTAGGCAGACTGCAACACCTACACGTCCAGTTGTCCAGCCTACACCGCAACCGGAAGGCGAAGATCAAGAAACTGCAACACCTACACGAAGGAGAAGAAAAAAGCAACCAGAAGCGGACATTTCGGATGAAAGAGGCGAATCCTATCAAGATAGAGGAACAAGAGCTATCGACTTGTCAGCTTTACTTGGTGTCAATCAAGAAGGTTTTCGTGATATTGTGGAAGCCATTTCTTCCGGTAATAGTGATTTGTCTGATATAACAAAGCAAATTCTCCAAAACGTACAAGCAGGAGCACGTGCTTTAGAGGGAATACAAGAAGGTGTCTTTTCTATTGATGAAACTTTGTACAATCAAAGAGGTACTTCTGTGGGTGGATCGGGAATACAGCCTATTCCAGTGCCCACACCATCACCAGTGCCCACACCATCACCAGTGCCAGCAAGAGAAGAAACACCTATTACAAGAGAAAGAAGGGAAAATGTACAAAGAGGAAGTGACAGAAGTACAGCTACTAACATTGCCACAAGAGTGATTTCCGGTGTTGGAGCTACATTTCAAAGTCCTGCTGCTATGGGCGGAGGACTTATATCTTCTTTGGGCGGAATTGTAGGAGAAGGTCTTTCTTTGATACCTGGTGTAGGGGGATTTTTAGGCGGTGTAACCACTGCGGTCGCCAATGTCATGGCGGGAATTTTCACTACATCTGTTGAAAAGGCTATGGAAGCGCAAAAGAGAACCATACCTTATGCACAGACGATGGGTGTTTCCGCAGGACAAGCCATGCGTACAGCCTTTGGAGAAGGTAGTTATGCTGCCGGTGCTCTTGGGATGAATGTAGGGGAGTACATTCAAAGACGTGCTGCGCTTATCCGTGCCGCCGGAGGAAAAGAGGGAACAGTTGCGCCCGTACCGGAAACACAAAGTTTGATGGCTGTACAGCGTTTGTATGGACTTAGTGACCGTACTGTAATGGGAATGCAAGGGGCGATGCGTTTTGCCCGTACAGAGGAAGAACAAACAGCTTCTTCATCCGCCATTATCCGTTCGTTTGAGCAGACCATGAAACAGCTTCAAATTCCTCTTAGTGAGATTGCTTCTACGATGGATGAAAGCATGACTACCTTTATCCGTTCTGCCGATGATATTCTTTCTCGTACAGGTGAAATAGATGCAGCAAGCATAGCTTCTATCATGCGTGCTGTTCGTTTGCAGACCGGAATGGAAGGTAGGCAATTGGAGCGCGTACAGCAGGCTTTCATGGGACAAGGGATTTCACAAGATGATGTAACTCAAACTCTTTTGTTCCGTGCTGCTCAACAGGCTACAGGGGCGACGAATCCTTCCGAGGTTCTTGCTGCTATGGACGATTTATCAAGAGGCGAAGGGGATAAAAATATAATGAAGCGGTTTCTTGAATCATTAAAGGAGATATCGGGAGGAAGTCTTGAAATGCTTCGTCACTTGATGCGAGGTGCTTTCACAAACCTTTCTTATACGGACATCAACAAGATAACAGAGCGCAGGGATATTGATTTTGGAGAGTTCTTTGAGAGAATGGAAGAATCCAGGCAGGCACTTAGGGGACAGAATGATCCGGTAAACAGATATGAGCCTACTGCGGCCGAAAGAACTGTTACGTCTGGCGAAAAGATGATGTCTACTTATGAAAACAGAATGATTGGAATTGGTGAAGCAAATATAGACAGATTGGGTAAGATATTGAATGCCTTGAACGCCATGTACACGGCTACAGCTAATTTCCCTACAGCGTTGGAAAAATTTATATCAGAAAATAAAGAAAAAATTAAGGATGGTGGCATGGATTTATTATCATCCGCACCATATGGAATTGGCATGATTCCAGCAGCATTATATAAGATAGGGTTAAAAGAATTGGTTAAATCTTTAGCTTCGGAGGACAACAAATAATGGCAGAAAAAGATAACAATAAAACAAGCATACCGCCAATATACCCACTTCCGGCGTATAGGTATTCTACTATACAGGATTTTATTGATATATGGCAAAAGGCTATCCCTACTGGGAAGAAAAAATATACCCCGTCTGATTTATTGAAAGTAAAGAACGAAAAAGGGGTTTCCAATCTTGATATTATTTGGGGGACTTATGACAAAGAGGAACAAGTCAAATACAAAAGCGATTATGATTCCGGTACATTGCCTTATGTAAAGCAAGGGACAACTTTGTTCTGCCCAAAAGATGATACGCCATTGTCCCTTACAAAAGCTGCAAAAGAAGGACAATTTGTATCACAAGGAAGTTTCAAGGCTTATTGGGGAGAAAACTATGAAAGCCTGATAAGTGATGAAGAATATTTGCCCGATACAAGTGTAACTTCCTCACTCAAAGGGACAGGAATAAATGCTAAGATAATCTCTATGAATGTAAGGGTATGGGTATATATTAAGGCTTTGGATAAGGTTATGGACTTATCCCCTTACGTTTTACAGGTAGTAACGACAAAATCAAAACAGACGGGAGAATTTACCATTCTCCTATCACCTTTTTATGCCAATGAAAGTTCTTTTGCTTTTGGAGAATCTATCGTGGAACAGTTTAATCTTGTTTCTAATAGCGGAGCACAGGTCAAGTCTTTTCAAGAAAAGTTTATTCAAAACAATGATATAGTCTTTATCCGGTTTGAACGTTTAAAAAAGGAAAAATCAACGGGAGATTTAGATTTAGGAAAGCAGGTTAACTTGGAGATTCCTGTTTCTAAAATAGCCAAAAATAATATTTGGGATATGATAGGATTTGTAGATACCTGTATATCTTCTTTCGAAGCACAAGGAAACATAAAATCCATCACAATAGAAGGAAGGGATATAAGCAAACTCTTTATGGAGGACGGGTGCTATTTCATTCCTTTATTGAACGCTACTGATACGTTTTCCCATTGGTATGAGATGAGCGAGGATAGTATTTGGTTTAAAAGGAATGTTCTTACAGGAGCTTTTTCAAATCTTTTGTGGTCATACGCAGAAAAGCCTATACGGGAGTGTCTATGGTTTATTGTAAACGTCATGTCAACAATAGGAATAGCCAAAAATAGTGTATTTGATTCCTGGCAAGACAAAAGAACAGAAGGGTATGATATTGGAGCAAAGGAAAAACGTCCTGTTAATGGCGTTTGGCAGATAGTGAAAGTATTTGTGGAGGATATTCTTGAAAAAAGAGTTCTTATCGATTCTTCTATTGCCAATCCGAACGGCACGTTATTGGAGTATATGACAAGGGTATGTCAGTTTCCTTTGGTGGAATTTTACTTTGACACCTATATTAATACGATAGATATAGTTGTAAGACAGCCTCCATTCAATAAGGATGCTATTTTGGGAGCTTATAAGAACGGGCAGTATGTGACGATTACTTCTGGCAATTTACAAGGATATGATTTGTCTTATGATACAAGAAGTTATTCTTGGTATCAGTTAAGAGTGATGGATAATCATGCTGGACAAAGGAACACAACAAGTCTTGCTTTTGTTCCTATTGTGTATTTGGATGATTATGCCGAAGTGTTTGGCAATAAGAAAATGTCTTTTACAGATCAATATTTGAACTACAAGGAAACGGACGGAGTAAACAAGACGCAGACATTATCCAATTTTCAAGAAGCAGCATTGAATGATCTCGTATATATTCTGGAATCAACAGCTTACCTTCCTTTCACAAGAACAGGCACGATTACAATAAATGGTGACAGACGGATAAAGGTTGGCACTTTCGTTTATTTTGAGCCAACAAATGAATTTTTTTATGTATCCTCTGTTGTCAATAATGTTTCTTTTTTGGACGGAAATTTACAAAGACAGACCATTATACAAGTAGAAAGGGGTATGTACGTGCCAATTCTTTCCAATTCTTTCTCTTCTGTAAAGGATAGACAGGATAATGCAGGGAAAGAAAGTAAAGATGTGAAACCGGATTATTTCAAATTGGTTGATTTGACTGAAATGAAAAATGCAGTCAAAGTAGCTCAAAAAGATCAGATCGCTACACTTGTTTCTCCAAAAGTGGATAGAGATCAGTTTGAATATTTTCTTAATCGTAAGATGTTCAGTTAGTTATGGCAGGTGGAAAAGTAAGAAAATTGAATGCGTCCCCCGAAGCAATTTCATTCGGGTTCATTGTTGTTCCCAATGGAGTGGACAGGGATTTGTATGTGGAAACTTGTTTAAGGAGAGGTCGTGTTTCTGTCATGGGAAATGGGGGAGCTTTCTTTCGGGATATTTATATAACAAATGAAGTTTTGGCTAATATCGAGTTCCCGGAGAAAGAAAATGAACAAGGGTCGGCTGTAGTGATAGCGAGCAACCCGTATGACGGTGTTCCTATTGTGATAGGGAGCTACCCGAGAAATGATCAGTCTCCTATGTGGAAAGAGAATACATTCCAGTTCAGAAAGACAGTAGGGAATGTGACTGCATCCTTATCGCTTGATCCGGCTAATAATGCAGTAATTGTTTCTATCAATTCTCCTAAAAAAGCATCCGTAAAGGTTCTTGCTACAGGATCAGAAGAATCGGAGGTAATTGTTGAATCCACTGGAAGCGTGAATGTGACCGGAGGAACAAATGTTTCCGTAAAGGGATACACACAGATAGAGGCAAAGGTTGTGAATCCAGAAAAACCGGAAGAAGAGGAAAGAAAAGTCTCTATGGATTTGGAAAAGGTTTATTTTCATTGGAAAACGGAGGAAATGGAACAATCTTTGCAAGTGGATAACACAGGTGTTGCTGTGAAGATTGGGGAAGATGTACAAAGCACGATAACGAAAGAACAGTTAGATTTGAAAACGGGAGCATCTACTTTGAAAATGAATAATGATATTATTGAGTTCAATGGCGGAGGGTTGAAAGGTTTGGTTGAATTGGATAATCTTACAAGTAAATTAAATGGTTTTGTAAATACATTCAATTCCCATACCCACAACGTCCCGGCAGGCTCATTTCTTGTTGGAGCAACGGCTGGCGTGCCAAGTCCCGCTCCTGTTCCTGTTACATCTCCTATGCAGACGGCACAAAATTTCGTTGCTTCTGATTATGAGAACGAAAAGATAACACAGGGTTAGGATATTGAAAAGAAATTCGTACTTTTGAACAAGTTAAAATTATAAAGCCGTGGCAGTTTTGGATTCAGTAGTAAAAACAGCAAAATCGACACTTAAAAATTTGGGTCGCTCCATGATGGCAGCACAGTTCCCGAATGATTTTGAAGTGTATATGTGTTCTTTGGAGTTGGCAGATTCCAAAGGAAACACAATTGATGTCTTTACTTTCCCTATCAGCCCGGAGAGTATAGATAAGAGTGAACCGAAAAGAACGACAGTAGTCAACACGGCAGGAGGTGTAACCGTTCTCACTTCTCCTGTTTTCATGCCGCAGACGATCACGATAAAGGGGAATTTTGGAAGGACATTCAAGATTCTTTTAAGCGGTTCTGATAGCGTTTCGTTGACAGGTGCAGCTTTCAGTATCTCGGCAGGGAAACGCTATCTTTATCAATTACAGGGAAAATCCACAAGTTCTCTCACTATGCCTTCCTTTGATGCCGGCATCAAAACGGGATACGGTTGTATCAAGATACTGCAATCCATTATAGATAAAAGCAACGGAGTGGATGAGAACGGGTTTCCCATGAAACTTTTCTTCTATAACATGGCACTTGGAGAAAGCTATCTTGTTACGATTCCACCACGTGGCGTTAATTTCAGTCAGAGCATATCAAAGAATATGATATGGGAATACAATCTTGAAATGACTGTTATAGCTCCTTTAGAAGCGGTTTCGGGAACAAGTGGTAGTAAAGGTTCGCTTTTGGAAATGTGCGCCTCTAATGTGATACAAAAGGGCATAAATGAATTTGCAAGTTCAATCTCTAAAGGTTTGTTGGGCAATGGATGATGCTTTCGAAAAATTTTACAACGTAACGGGATATGATATAAAGTCATATTTCCAGAAGTTTGTTGATTTCTGTACCAACGATTATCCTCTTATTGTGGACTATTATAGTAATGGTGGGGAGATGGACAAGGATTCTTTCTTGCGCCTTGTTGAACTTGTGAGAGAATCGGAAACGATTGAACCTTTGTTCATCCTACATGAAAATACTCTGGACGATATTTCCATGTGGGATATTCTGGACAATTTTACGGAAACGCAGACAAAACTTTCCACTATTAAAAGTTCTGCAAGGTGGCTTAGAAGTTCTTCTTTAGACAGGAACAATACTTTGCAGATGGAAAAGACACTTCGGACAGGTGAGCGTTTTGAAGATGTGGCACGTCAGCTTAACAGTTCCAACCCAGAAGATGATTGGATGAACATTACAATACCGCAGTATATAGAAGAAACTGATTATTCGTTCTCCGATGGAGGGAACAAGTTCTATATCAATTTAAAGAACGCTGGGAATAATTATCTTGATACTGTTGTGGACGTACTTGTGGGAGATAATATCTTGGGACGTGACATAGATGTGAATTTTGTCTTTGAGAATGACGATTTAAAGATAGTGATAGGCGATGATGCGATCCGACAGGCTTTGGATACTATTCTTTCCTCTCAAAAAGGTGCTATACCGGAGTTTAAGGATTACGGAATAGCCAATGAGTTTATTGGAACAACGGTGAACGCAATTCAATACCCTTCTATTTTTAAGGATGTAATGAACATGTTCCAAAGGGATTCAAGATGGGATTCTGTGGAATTGATAGATGTAAAAAGAGAGGAAGATGCCGTATTCCTTTCTTTGCAATGTAAAACGGTAACAAAGAAAGATTATTTAGTAAATGTTCCTATATAATTGATATTCAGATGATTACAAAAACAAGTGCAACAATAACCAATCTAAAGAATCTTTTTATAGAGATGTTTTTGGATAAGACAGCCAAAGTAAGTAATGTGGCTGACGGTTCGGTTGTGAACGCTACAGCATTTGGAGTGGCAAAGGTGGCACAGAAAGCCATGAAGGATATTGCCATAAAGGAAGCGCAGATATTTCCAGATACAGCTACAGGCGTTTATTTGGATAAGGCTGCTGCTTTGTATGGTGTCAGCCCGCGTAAAGGTGCTTTGGGTTCTTCGACATATATAAGGGTATCTGCTAATCCAGGTACAGTATATGATACGTCTGTTACTTTTGTAAATAAAAATGGTATTCGTTTCCAAGTTGATGAAGCATTGACTGTAGGGGAAAGTGGTTATGGATATGTAAAGGTAAGAAGTATCAACGCAGGGTATTCCACAAATGTACCGCCTAATAGCATTACTAATGTTTCTCCGCAGCCACAAGGTCATATCGAATGTACGAATGAATATTATGCTATTGGAGGACGTGATAGTGAGGATGATGAAACGTTTAGAATCCGTATTAAGAACAATCTGAATATCCTTAGCAAGAATACAATAGAATACTGGACACAGACACTTAGCAACATAGACGATCGTGTCTTAAAAGTAATGAGTGCTGGTCTGGACGAAAAGGGCATATATAATCTCTATGTTGTTTCGCAGAACGGTATTTTCTTTACCGAAGAAGAACTTGATACACTTCTTGAAAGCACACAAGGTTATTTTGGTATTTCAGAACTGAATATTGAAGGGAAAGTAGTTGGTATTGGTATCAAGAATATTGATTGGTTCTATGTGGGTTCAGAAAGGGGGTTGGATTTCCGTGTTCAGCTTCAACCGGATTACGATGTGTCTACTGTGCGTCAGAGCATACAAGTGAACCTTACTAAATATCTTGATTTTCGTTTTTGGACACCTGGAAAAATCGTAGAATGGGACGATTTGCTGGATATTGTAAAAAAGACCGATGGCGTAAAATATGTGCCGGACGAGTATTTCTTTCCGTATTACGATCAGCAAGTCCCGGCAAATCAGCTTCCGCGTATAAGGGGGTTTGTGATGCGCGACCAGGACGGAAATATTTTGTACGATTCTGATAGCAACCTCTCTCCGTTGTTTTACCCGTCTGAACCGGAGGATTTGTTTGTAGGCATCAACGACAGCTCACTCAACCTTTATCAAGAGGTTTATTTCAATGTGACAGATTCGGAAGGTGGCACTGTGGAAGGTGCAAATATTTCTATAGGGAACAATGCTGTTATAACAAATGACAATGGGCAAGCTATTATCCAACTTGCAAACGGACAGTATGAATATATTGTTTCCGCTTCGGGATATATCCCCGTAGAAGGAATGTTTGTAGTGTTGAACGGTAGTGTTTCCATTGATGTACAAATGGTTTTAGCTCCTTATACGGTCACTTTCCATGTGACGGACGAAAAGGGAGGGGTTGTTCCTTATGCAAATGTAATGATGGATAACAGAACAACCACTACCAATTTGCAAGGTGTGGCTTCTTTGTCCGCAAGGAACGGGAACTATCCCTACACTATTGAAAAGTTGGGATATGATGAGTATTCCGGCAGTGTAGTTGTGGATGGTAGAGATAAAGAAGTATATCCTGAATTGGAATTTAAGGTATGGACGATTACTGTCATTGTAAAGGATAAGGAAAATCAGCTTATACCGAATGTCATTGTAAAGGTGAACAATGGAGAATATCTTACGAACCAGCATGGAGAGGCGGAAATACCACTTGTAAATGGTGAATATCCTGTAACAATCGAAAAGACAGGGTATGATACTTTACAGGGGGAAATTAAGGTCAACAACCAGAATGCGGACGTTACCTTTGAGATGGATTTCTTTTTATACAATGTGGAATTTAATATTTCGCAGGTAAATCAGGGGAATCCGGCAGAAGGAGCTACAATCAAAATAGAAGGACAGCCGGGAGTATTGAATGTAAACGGTTCTGGACAAGCTACTATAAAATTAAAGAGTGGAAATTACAGCTACACCGTGCAGAAAAAGGGATATGATGATTTGACCGGATCGTTCAACGTAGAAGGACAGGATACATTTATTCAAAGAACCCTTGTATTGAAACATTATAATGTGGTTATCACTGTTCTTGACAGTGATAACAGTAGTCCGGTACAAGGAGCAGCAGTAAATATCAATGGTTCTTCTTATCCTACAAATGAAAGAGGGCAAGCTGTTGTAAGCCTTCAAAACGGGACATATCCTTATACCGTAACAAAGTCGGGATATTATGACGGCAGTTCTTCGGTTACTGTTCTTGACAGTGATAACAGTAGTGTAATAAGTTTAAAGGCAAGACTTTACAATGTCATAATGACGGTAAAAAATCCATTGAAAGAACCTATTAAGGGGGCTACAGTGGAGATAAATGCAACGTCTTATCAGACACAGGATAATGGTGAGGTGTCCTTGCAGTTAAAAAATGGTACATATCCGTTTACGGTGGTTGCCAATGGTATGGACGATTATTTAGGCGAGCTGGAAGTTGTAAGTGCAGATATTCCGTCTTTTCCTGTAAATATGGAGTACAAGAAATACGATATTGTATTTACTGTACAGACAGATGAAGGTGTTGCGATTGAAAACGCTAATATTCATATCAACGAAAAGGACTATCAGACTTCGCAGGGTGGTTTGGTAACGGTTCGTCTTTCTGACGGGCAGTATCCTTATACGGTAACGAAGGAAGGTTATGTTCAGACACAAGGTAATGTGGAAGTTTCCGGTAGCAACAAGAACGTATTGGCTCAACTTACCCTTATATCATATAATATTACGTTTGTAGTAAAAGATAACATGGCTTCGCCCAATCTTTTGCAAGGAGTGTCTATTGATATAGAAAATGAGGACAAGACAGTTACCACAAATGCGTCAGGAGAAGCGATAATCAGTCTAAAAGCTGGTAAATATACCGCTTCATTCATGAAGAACAGCTATAAGACTGAAACTCTTTCATTTGAAGTAACTGGAGAGGCTACGTTTACGCAGATATTGAAGAAGATATGGAATCTTACCTTTAAAGTGACCGCCGCAGGAAAATCAGGCTTAAAAGATGTGACTGTCAGTGTAAGTGGACCGGCCATATTAAGTGGAAATACTGTAAGTCTTAAAACAAAAGATGATGGAACAACTGATCCTGTGCAGGTAATAAACGGTGCTTATGATTGGAATGCGTCACTCACAGGATATTCGCCGGAAGAAGGAGTGGGAAGTGTTCAGGATGCCGATCAGGAGAAAGTGATAGAATTGACTTATGGATTTGAAACTACATTTACAACTTCACCAGCCACACAAGGCGTTGAAATTACTATTGATGGTAATGATACAATCACAACGGGGCAAGACGGTATAGCAACAATAAATCTTTCCACAGGAACGCATACTTACGCTTATTCAAAAACAGGCTTTTTAAACGGGACAGGAAATGTGCGAATCGAAGAAGCTGAAAAAAGTGTACAGATAACACTTGTTCCCGGAGCGACAGTTACATTCCATACAAAGGTAGGAAATTCTGCTTTGGCGGATGTAAAGATAATTGTAGGACAAAGCAGTGCAAGGGCACTTCCTGAAACCATTGTAACAAACAGTCAGGGTATCGCGGCAATTGATCTTCCTACAGGGGATTATCAATATCAGATTCCTACTACAAGTATGGATAATCCTAATCTGGTGGAAGTGCCAAGCGGAACATTTAGTGTGGCAACCGCCGCAAGCGCCATTGAATTGGATTTGGCTGATTATGTAAAATACAATGTTACTTTCCAGACTGTTCCATCCACACAAGATGTAGCTATAAGTTTTGCCAAGGCAGAATCTCCAGACACACCTGTTGCAAGTGGAGCTACTGCTTCTAACGGCATTCTTACTTTGACTTACAAGAACGGACAGTATATCTATACAGCAAAGAAATCCAGTTATAAAGATGTAACAGGTGAATTTACAATTGCTGGTGGAGATCAGAACATAACGGTTGAGATGCTTCAAATTTCAACGGTTACATTTACTGTAAAAAGTCAAAATGATAGTTCTCCTATTGAGAATGCTGCCGTTGAAATGGTGGATCAAAGCGATTCATCTAACAAATACAAAGGAACAACTAACTCGTCTGGCGTAGCTACTATGACGTTTGATAGTAGCGGGTTTGAGTGGTCACAAGATAGTGATGCGGATTTTTCCGAGGGGTTGGATTTTTACACACCCAGTGTATATACTCTTCCAACACAAGACGTTCCATGGACTGAGGAAGAATTTAAATCCAATTTCCCTAAAGGATTTTGTGTAAATCCTATGACTGAATACAAACAGCCACCATCGGACACTGTTTCAAAATTGTTATTTTTTATTGAAGATACATTTACTAAAATAACGGGGCAATGGGATAGCAATCACAAGACATTTACTTTAAATGAAATTGTTCCCAAATCAAAGGATATTGAAGGCTATTTCTTTTGGGCGGAGGCAGGTGGCATCCTTGCTTTTGGCAGATTGTTAGATCAATCTGCTAAAATAAATTTGGGTGATATAGATATGGGGATATCTGTAGAAAACATTCCAGAAAAATTTGATATTAGTTATGAAATTTCAGACACAGGAAGTTCAGTATCAATGATTTTATTTAAGGAAGGCGTAATAGAGAGAATCCAGCTATCTAATTTTGCTTTTGACATCTCCAATGATAGGGGGCCATATTTTGATATAAGTATAAAGCCAAAAGAAGGTGTAAATATTACTTTGGAAGATTGGAAGACTGTGAATAATGTTAAAATATCTTTCTATGGCAAAAAGGTAAAAAGTTCGGATATTCCAGCAGGCAAGGTTCTTTATGGGAACTATGATTATACAGTTACCCCGCCTTCTCTTTTGGGAGTACAATCAGGCACGTTGAATGTAAATGCACCTGCCATCAACAAAGAAATTTTGATTGCAAGTAATGTAGATGTAACATTTAAGGTAACTTCAAAACAAGATTCATCACTTATTTCCCGTCCCAAAGTTGGTGATTTTGTGTATGGTGACAAAACATGGTCAACTGAATTGGATAGTGCTAAAACTTGTGTCGGTGTCATTACTGATGTAAGAAGCAAGGATTTTGATTTTATTGCTTTGCAAAATGTGGACGCGACGTTTTGGACACAGACATTAGGCATTATTTCTAATGTAGTTACCGAAACAAACGAATCTTTAGCCATGTGTGACTTCGCAGGTAAGACAAATTCTCAAAATATCATACTTACGAAACCAACGGAAAGCACGGCGGCACATCAGTGTGCAGCTTATTCTACAGAAGGATTCGGTACAAATTCTTGGTTCTTGCCTTCTTGTGGACAGTGGGGTGTAGCTCAATTAAACAGAGTTAAGATCGACACTTCAATAAGTGCGACAATCGGTTCAGATCCATTGAGTAGTGGTTCATATTGGACTTCGACACAATATAATTCAAATGATGCTTGGATTTTTGGTTGGGTTAATGGCACAAAAAGGGGAACGACCAAAAGTAATTCATATACAGTTCGTCCTTTCTGCACCTATGAATACAATCCTGTTCCAAACGGTGTATATATTTATGATAAAGATAATAATCGTTACACAAAAGAAGAATGGGTATCATCTGGTAAAGGAACATCTGATGTATGTGGTATAGGCATTTCAACCGATACCAATTCGTTCATGGTATCGACAGCCATAAGTGCCCAAAGCTATCCTTTTGGTGGGCGAGACACTTTGATTCCCAATGTACCGTTGTTAAGTTCTAATATACCAATCTCAAACTTAAGTAAAGCAACGCATGGTTTTATTTACACTGATGTGATAATATCTGCTTTAGGAATTGACAACGCACTTGCGGCAAAATATGCTAAGACATATGCGTTTGGGAATGGACAAAGTGGTTATTTACCTTCATTTGGTGAGGTAAATATTTTGTATTCTTACAAAACACAAGTAGAAGAGATTTTGAGCATGTTGGGTCTTTCTTTATGGGGGAGCCAATATATTCAAACATGTACCCAGTTTGGACCTACTAATAACGCGGTTCTTTATTGGCAAGATGGAAAATCTCTTCAACCAGTTAAAAATAGCAGTTTTATAGTTTTACCTTTTACTCTTCTTCCTTTGCCTAATCCAGCAATTCCTATCGAGAACGCTCTTGTAAAAATGACATCTGCATCAAACAATTATCAGCAGAATACAAATAACAATGGAGAAGCTGTTATTTCTGCTGCATTAGGCGTTGATTATGATTATGAGGCCAGTGCTGATGGTTATGCAACGCAGAACGGGAAAGTCGGTGTATTAAATGAAGCGAAAACAATTGAGGTTACTTTGCAACCTGAAAGTGAGCTTACAGTAGTTGTCCATAGGAACACATTAGACGGGGCAACTGACATTTCCGGCGTACAGGTTGTTGTGACTGAAAATAAGGAAGGAGGGGTGCAGATGGCTTCCGGTACAACTTCACAAAACGGGACAGTCGTTTTATCTGTACCGGACGGAAGCTATAAAGTAGCTTTTTCTAAAGATGGATTTGAAAGCAAAGAGGAAACGGTTGAAGTAAGCGGGAAAACTGCGCTTAACACCTTCCTTTTGCAGATATACAATACTATTAATGTTCAGGTAAGAAGAGTTGGCTCGATAAACTTTTTACCTTCTATATTGGAATTGAGACAGTCTGATGGAACAACCGTTTTGCAAACAGCTAATATAGGTGGAAATGGTTCTGGTAACTTTACAAATCTTGTTTATGGTAAGTATGTCCTATATGTTGCAGAAAGCAACAATGCAAAAGAAATGAGGCAGGAAATAACTGTAAACAGTGAAGGAATGCAAATACAAATGAATCTTATCCCTCTTTATGATCTGGTTGTAAAGGTATTGCCTTCTGGTGGTAACGTTACTTTCACTGGTTCGGATGGTGTTCAAAAACAGGCTTCGACAAATGTTTCAAACAATGCAGCGTTTTACAAGATTCCTGCTGGAAATTATTCTATTAATGTTACAGGAGATGCCGGGTTTGAACCTATCAATACAACAGGCGTAATCGAACAAACAGCCGATCAAACTGTGAATTTGGAATACACCCTAACCAACCTGGACAAGTTGGTGCAGATAACAAGTGACCAATCCAATTACCAATTAGATACTTCTTACAAATACGTTTCCCTTCTGATAGTAGGGAGAGGGGGAGAAAATTTTGAGTATTGGGAAGCTTGGGATAGTTTTGTATTGCTGGGTGGAACAACCGGACAAATTGTATATATTCCTAATATATTGATATCGGATATTTCAGATGGTCGAATAGCTAAAATTACATTTAGCAATGTTCCAAATGCGGGTAGCTGGACATACGGCACAAAATATTCCATAAAATTAGGAATAACAACTTATGAATATACAGCTTACAATGGGGTAAGCGAGGCTCGTAATGATGCTGATTATCCTATGCCACAAGGAAGTAGATTGGGCAATTATTCTGTATATAACGCAAAAAGTTCCGGTGGTTTTGTTGCCCACATGAGAGGTACATTTTATTGTAGTGGAAGTTTCGGAAGCCAAAACGCAAAAGAAGAAACTTATTCTTCTACAGGCCCAAGAATGCAACCAGATGGTGCGCCAGGTGGAGACGGTAGATATGGATTTAAAAGCACTTACGAAAGTCCTGTTTTGGGAAACGTAACCAAGCCTGTTCAATCCTCAGTTGTTATCCCTGTCCAGTCTATTTTTGGAGGTACAAGTAAAGGTGAAGCAGGATATTTAAACACTAAAAGTGGGAGAAGAACCGGTGCATCTGCATGGGGAGGTGCAGGGTATGGAGGTTCTAATTACACTTCTCCGGACGGAGGTAAAACAAGAATTGCTGGGTATGGCTCTGGACAACAATGTTCTCCGGCAGATGATGATGCGGGAAATATTACGAAACCAGGAGAAGGTATATTTTGTATATACTACCACAACGAACCTATTTAATAAACTAAAAGGAGAGTTTTAATTGCTCTCCTTTTTTTGCTTTGATTATAAAAGAAGCATAAGTTTATCATGTTTGTTCGGGAAAGACTATCTTTGTGATGAGTATATACTTTGTTTTTAAACGTTTAAAAATCATTGCAATGGAAATTATAAAGAGAACAGTAACAGCTAATTCCAATAAGCTGATAACTACTAATGGTGAAGCTGCATCTTCTTTAATCAGCAGTGCATGGAACTTTGCTACAATTGATAAAGATATTGTGCTGATTGACCAAAACGGACAAGAAGTTCCGTTTGTAATCATTCCTCTTTCAGAAGGGGCAATTAAGGTAATCCTTTCAGGTGGAATGGAATATACCATTTCGGAAGCGGAAGTGAGTGCAAATATAGGAATGCCACTCATGTACATGGTTCAGAAGATTTTGAAAGAAGGGACAACGGCAACCAATCTTAGTATAGGTTTTTAAGGAAAGGAATTGGCAATGAATTTAATAGGAAATATTAATGCAATTCCTTTTAGGAGATTTAGGGGAGGGGGTGGAGTAGCTCCTTTTCCATCTATTCCTGGTATGATTGCAAGGTATTCAGCATTAGGTCTTACTAATGAACAGATGGCTGTCAATCCTGTATGGGTTGATAAGACAGGTAATGGGCATGATTTACAAATGAAGAATTTCGCTTGGAAGGAGGGTTCAGGTATTAGTGATGTTTATCTCGGTGCACTAGTCTTTGACGGAGTAGACGATTACGGTACCTGTAATAACTTCCCTATTTTGACTAAGGAAAAGGGATATACGGTTGTAGCTTTGAGACAGTGGTTGTCACCAGAAACTAAAACTATTAATGAGGTTCTGTTAGGAAATTTCAGGAATAATGCGGTGTGGGCAGGTGTTAATTTGGGTGCTTTCCAATTTGAGGTTAGGTATAATACTTCAAAAACAGTTCAAGTAGATAGTTTTGGTATTGGAAATCATGTTACATTAAACAACAACTATCTCTTATCATATCAAATTTCCAATTCTTATAACGGTTCTGTTTTAAAGGTTGGTGGTAATGTCGGAGGTAACTTTTTTACTGTAGGTTGTGGTGGAGATCAATTCTATTCCAATGTCGCTATCTGGGAACTTGTATTTCTCGACCACGATGCCACCGAAGAAGAACTGACCAAGATCAAAGACTACTTCGTTAAAACCTATCCCTGGCTCTTTCCCGACCAGGCATGGACAGTGGTAGGCAAAACCAACGAGGACGAAGATCGTGCTACTATTGCCAACATTACGGGCAATGGTAATGATCTTGTGCTGTCTAATTTTGGGTTTGCAGAAGGGAGTGGGTATGGATTGTATGCTGAGAATTATGCTGGTGGTAGATGGGTTAAATCTACTAATAGAGCGGATTTAACTTGGACGAGTTATTCTGTAAATATAACTTCAGTTAAAGTTGCGTCTACACAGTTATATTATCAATCCTATTCTGGACAACCTTCTTTTACAGTTCCTTCTTATAAGATAAAAGTTTATGGACTGAAAGATGGTCAAACTCTATCCTATAAACAAGTAACTTCTGAAGGACAACAGATATACAAAATATCAGAAGATGGAACTTATACATTACCGTCTTTTCCATTTAAAGCAAATGGAGATTGGTATGGATTTACCTTAAATAAGGTACAAGAAACCTGTGACATCACCATCGAGCAAATCCCCGAATATGAAGGATACCTGGTTACTGATGGGGTGGATGATAAAGCGGTTAGTAAACAGTTTAAATTTGGCGAAAATTTTACTGTTATATTAGATTTTAAATTCCCCGTTAAAAAGATATCTTATTGTGGTTTTGATTTATCATCAAAGGCTAGAATCCGAAATCTTCAAGGTAGTGGTGTGTATGTCGTATTAAAGGGAAATAAAACCTTGATACCATCAAATGTAGTGAGAGCCGTAACTTCAGAGGGTAAAGTATATGATGAAAATTGGAATGAATACAATATTGTGCCTGGCAATATATCATCAAATTATACAATGGTAAATTTAGGCTTTGATGGAAGTAATCAATTTGCTGAGTCGGCAACTAAATTAGCTGGAATTTATAGTAGTGCTTTATCCAAAGACGACTGTATCAAAGCCTACAACTACCTCCAAACCCTAAAAGCAAAGTAAGATGAAATTGGTTGAAAAGCATATTGTTAAAGATAACCGATTTGAAGATATTTGTTTCAAATCAGGTCTGTTGTATAATTATGTCTTATATAATGTACGTCAAGGAATTTTCAACGAAGAGTATCTGAAAGAATATGAATTTTCAACCAAACTTTGCAAAGAAAACCAATTTGATTTTAGAAATCTTCCGACTGCAATTTCTCAACAAGTAGTTACACAGGTATTTTCAAATATAAAAGGATGGATAAAGGCAAAAAAGGAATTTGAAAAGAATCCATCTAAGTTTCACTCGAAACCGAAATTACCTAATTATAAGAAAGGAAAGAAACAGAATATGGTAGTTTTTACAACAAATACTTGTAGAGTTAAAGAGGGATATATTTACTTCGTTAAAAATATAATTCAACCAATCAAAACCAAAATAGGAGACGGTAAATTATGTCAAGTTAGAATTATACCACAGGCTACTTGTTATGTAGTTGAAGTGATTTACGAAAAGAAAGAACAGGATTTGAATTTAAACAAAGATAATGTTCTTTCGATTGATTTGGGATTGAATAATTTATGTTCATGTATTAACAATGTAGAAAAACAACCTTTCATTGTAAACGGACGAATTATGAAATCTTTTAATCAGTGGTACAATAAGAGAAAAGCTAAATTAATGTCTTTTGCAGGAGATAAAGGAACTTCAAAAAGACTTAGACAACTTAACAATTATAGGAATTTTTGGATAGAGGATCATATTCATAAGGTTAGTAGATTTGTTATAAACTATTGTGTTGACAATAATATCGGTAGTCTTGTAGTAGGACTGAACAAAGGATGGAAACAGGAAATTAATCTTGGAAAGAAAACAAATCAGAAGTTTGTAGAAATTCCTTTTTCAAGACTTATAGATAAAATCTCCTATAAATGTAAATTAGTTGGAATTAGTTTTTATCTTAGCGAAGAATCCTATACATCAAAAGTTGATCATTTGGCTTTTGAAGAATTAGGAAAACATGATGTTTACTTGGGTAAAAGAAAGCAACGTGGATTGTTTCAAAGTTCTGTAAATAAACTGATTAACGCAGATATAAATGGAGCTATTGGAATTGGAAGAAAAGTATTCGGTGATTCTTACGTAAGTAGGATAATCGATAGTGGATTAGCGTTTAACCCTATCAAGGTAAACATTTCATAATGTGAATTTGATAAATGAAATTTTAAATTTTAGTGACGTGAAATACGCAATTGTAGATTTATTATGGGCAAAATCACACGGTATTGAGATTTTACCGGAAATGAGGACAAGCACGGATCAGAGCAAGGTGATCCTTCATGAGGAATACCTTGCACCCTTCGATGATGAAGATTTTCCTCGCTATAGTTTTAGCGATCCGTCTTTTGTCGAACTACTGAACAGTGAAGAATGGACTTATTCAGAAGGAGAACAACCCGTAATCAATAGGCAGTTCAGCAGATTATTGGCTTTGGACGAACTGAACAAGGGGGCTACAGAAGAGATAAATACATATGACCTTTCCCCGTCGGAAGCCTTACAGGTCAAAGATCGATACCCCGAATGGGAAACCGGAATAAACGTCAAAACTGGCGAACGATACCGAGTTGAAGATGTCCTTTGGGAATGTATAAAAGAACATACTACTCAGGATAACTGGAAACCTTCTATGGCTACTGCAAGCTTGTGGAAAGTAGTAGATGAAGAACATAAAGGAACTATCGATGATCCTATTCTTTACACTCCACCTATGGAGATATTTAAGGACAAGTATTACATTCAGAATGGTATAAAATATAAATGTACAAGAAATAGTGAACAACCTCTTACACATGATTTATCAGCCCTCGTTGGATTATATGTTGAGAAAGTTTAATTATTAATAAGTTAAGGATGTCACAGGAAATCTACAATAAGACCGTGTTCAAACGGTTCTTCGAAGAAAACGATCCTGCTGTAATGGAATGGGCGGAGAATGTACTTGAAAAGGTATCTTCTCCCGGCATTCTTCCTACTTTTATAAAGAAGGACGGAGAGGATTTTAAGGCGTATTGGGAAACAGTCTGTCATATCTTTGCGCTTGTTGTTTTATATGCTAAGCAATACAATGAGATTGACACAAATAAGATTCTGTTTGAGCTTTTTATTGAAAACAGAGGACTTGTGACAGACGAAGTGAACACACTTGAACAGATGAAATATCTGTTCAATAATTATGTGAAGGAATATAGAAAAAGAGGAACACTTGATATTGTAAACAAGGAAGGCTCAATACTTGGGGAACTCCTCCGTCTTATTAGATACAAGACGGAGGATGAGTTTATATTTGCCCTTTTGATGTCTCGTGATACTGGATGGACAATGGGGCATAGCTCTCCTACATGGAACAGGACAGACACAGTTCTAAACGTTACAAAAGGGTATGAAACAACGGAAAGTGTAAAAGATTTGAATGCCTATCCACTTGTGAACCCTACAGGTGTTGTTATTGTGGATGATATAGACAACAATGGCACTCCTATACAGGCAATGACTTTCGTTGGAAATGTTTTGGTGGGTATTTCTTCTGAAATTGACAAAACGAAGCTCTTTCCTATTTCAGAAAATCTTTCTTATCAGATTTCTTTTAAGGTTAAAACATCTTCCACAAGCAACCAAAATTTGAAATTCGGTGTGGAAGTGTTTAACGAAGCTGTTCAACCTATGATATGCAAGGAATCTTACGGAAGTGTGGATAGCAATAATTTTGTTTCAGGCAGCAAAGGAATCCTGGAACTTCCTGTAGCCGAAGTGTATTATGAATGCCGGGCAATTCTATCAAGAAAGAATAGAGCATACGCGAAGCAGTTAGAGCTTAATTTCCCGAAAGGGAGAGGGCTTCAAATGAAAGACGGAATGAAATTCTTGTCATTAAGTCTTACACAAGACAGGTCAAATTCTTCCGCTCTTGTGTACATTTACGATATAAAGATAAAACCGCTTTTCCTTCCATTCTATCAAGGGAGTTTAGGAGAAAAGGATGTTATAGCTACTTATTATCTTAATAATTCCCTTACAAGCGAGGAAGGAGTAAAAGGATTTACAGAAGATTACCTTGTTACCTACAAAAACATAATGGGTAGTGAGGATATTCAGCCTTTGAAAGAGAAGAATGTTATTTTCAAAGTATTGTCGGATAGGGGAGCTTACATAGAAGGAGCTTCTATTTCCATTTTAGACAAACGCCTTGTGACGGACAGAAACGGGGAAGCATCTATTGTGCTTTATCCTGGTGATTATTCCATTGATGTGGAGAAATCTTTGTTCATGAATATAGAAGACAGATTGTTTCAGGTATTGGAAGACGATGAAGAAACACAGGTGGAATATATTCAAATGCAAGGAGATGTGTATGAAAGAAAAGTCACGTTCGTTGTAAGGGACGAAAATGAAAGACCTATACAAAATGCCCTTGTTACTTTTAATGGTGAATTTAAATATACGGATTCTTCTGGTAATGCCATATTTATGGCTTTTCCTGGCTTATACCCTTATACTGTAAGCAAGACGGATTATTATACCATAAGTAAGAACATCAATGTACAAGACGATCAATCCGAACCTGTAACGCTTATATTGATACCAAGATATACGGTTACATTTACGGTGACAAATTCATCTACTGGCGCAGTGGAAGGCGCAAATGTGACACTTACCGCAAAGGACAGACTGGCAACAGAGGATACTGTCGCTTATTCGGAAAGCAAAAGAACGGGCACGAATGGGAAAGTGACATTCACGAATATATTGGGAGGTGATTACACTTATCTTGTTGAAAAGCAAAACTGGATTCCTGTAAATGGGGATGTTGTTGTGGACGGTAATAAGGATATACAAGTGAGCTTCAATCCTATGCCTACTTTTAACATGACGTTTACTGTAAATGATTACAACACCTTTACGGGAGAGAAAAAGCCTTTAAATGGGGCTACTGTGAAATTTGCCGGTTTGACAAAACAGACTTCTGACAATGGGCAGGCTGTTTTTGAAGGAGTGTTGGGGGGGAAATATTCTTATGATGTATTTTACGACAACAATCATCAACGGGTATATGTGGAAAACTATGAGTTTTACAATAATTCGAGTCTTACGATAGACTTGAAACAGCTTACCTATAAGACTACTATCAAGGTGTATGGCGCAGGAGGAACAGTCGTTGAAGGTGCGAAAGTGAAAGTAAACGATAAGGATTTTGTGCAGGAAGATTCTTCTGGTGTTGTGTTGGAACTTCCCAATGGACAATACACTGTCATAGCATCCTATGAGGAATATGAGGACAGAGAGCAGCAATTTACTGTAAATGGAAATGATCAAGTGGTGAGCATCTATATGGATCAAACTTTATATGATCTTACATTTGTTGTAACAGAGGATAACGGTATCATTTCCAACGGTACAAGAATAACACTTAACAGGGGAGGTGCAGGAGAACAAACAGGTCTGACTAATAACGGACAGATCAAATTCTCTGTTCCGAGAATGCGTTATGATTGGGTGGCTTCGAAGCAATATTTCAGTAACCAGACAGGGGTTGTGCAACCAAATGACCTTCCAAAGACGGTGAATGTTGCAATGCCAAGAAAAGAAACGAGAGTGCAGTTCTATGTTTATAATTCCGATACAGGGCTTCCAGTTTCAGGAGCTTCTGTAAAACCAGAAGGACTTAGTACGCAAAATACAGGGTCGGACGGTACAACGACCTTTATGATGCAGATGGGGAAAACTTACAGATATGAAGTTTCCGTTTATGACTATCAGCCTACGGAAGGTTCTGTCACAGTTAATCAGGAATCAATGCCACAACAAAGGGTAGGTGTTTCTAACAAGACTTACAGTGCTCATATTACAGTGAAATCCCGAAATGGATATAACATTAATCGAGCTTACGTAACTTATGGAGGAAAGAGTGGGTACACCAATTCACAAGGACAGCTTACACTTACTGGAATACAATCAGGGTCGTATAATGCCACTTGTACGGCAGACAATTATCAATCCCAAACGAAAAACAATATTGCAATATCGGGAGCTGACACGTATATAGATTTCACTCTTGACTATGAGCTTACGACAACTTATATTTATCTTAGAAAGGAAAATGTATTGCAACCTTATGCTTCCGTGAATATAAGAACTACCGCGCCTGACGGATCGTCTTATTACAGTGGTACAGATCAGACAAATGGAAGTGGTAGGATAACGGTTTCTTCTCCTTCTGGAGGTTATGTGTATGCTTCCGCTACGGATTCGGAATGTGTAGGGACAGGGGATGAATCAACGAACGCAGGAGGGAGCAGTATTTACCTTTATCTTTGGAAAGCTCTTATCGTTTCTTATAGCGGATCGCCTCAAACGCCATCTGTATCAAATGGCGTTTATGAAATAGTGGGAAGAGAAGTAAGGGTACAAGGTGGAAGTAGAAATACAAGTAACCCTTCTACTGTGTATGCCAATTTCAGAAATCATACAAGAGCTACTGCAATCAAACAGTGGCCCGAATCATTTTCTATTCAGGGAAGCTCTGGCACTTATAATGTGGACGCTGCCAGCGGCAACCATTCTGCCTTTAGAGGATGTACAAGTCTTTCATCGATTGCAACAAACACAATTCCTTCTATTTCAGGGGGTGTTATCTGTTGGTTTAGAGATTGCACAAGTCTTAGGTCTATTCCTTCTGGTTTGTTTACCAAAATGACAGGTAATTCTTGTGCGGGTGCTTTCTGGAGCAGTGGGGTTACAAGTCTCCCGAGTGGTCAACTTGTTCCTACTTCATGTGTTTATCATTCTTCCTTGTTTAGAAGTTGTAAGAGTTTGACTTCATGCGTTGGCAATGGTACTTTTGGAAGGGGAGGTGGTACAGAAGATTTCCATGCTGTATTTTTTGAATGTACGGCTTTGAAAAATACAGGAGGTCAATCAGTTACAAGTTCTCCATTTAGCAATTCAACGAATGCACAGTATATGCAATATACATTTCAAGGCTGCACAGCCATAACCGAACTTCCAGTATTATGGTTCAGATATTGCACAAACATTGTTTCTTTTGTTGGTTGCTTTGTCGGTTGTACAAGTCTTGTTGACGGTTGGTCTACTGCTATGTTCTCTTACTCTTCGAAGGCAACAAATATGCAGTCATTGTTTGAGAATTGTACTTATTTGTCTATCCCTTATGGGCAGGGACTTCCGTCAAGTGTAACAAACGCTTCAAGAATGTTTGCGAATTGTAGGAATTTATCTGATATATCTTCTTTTGATATGAAGAATGGAAAGTTGCAGAATGCAGAAAGTATGTTTGAGAACACGGGTGTGAAACAAATTCCCGCTAAGTTCTTTAATGATCTTACGACACTTACTAATCTTAGGAGATGCTTTGCAGGATGCACGTCACTCACTTCTTTTGGAAGAACAGGGAATTATGTAGGACAACCAGGAACATCTGCACGGCCTGTGAATGTGGATATAGGAAATCAGTTTAATAATACCAATTTTGAGAATATCAGCGGTAATTTGAATTGTACTGAAATGTTTGTAAACTGTACAAATCTTTCTTTAGGAACAGAACAGACTTATGCAGTTTCTTATACATCTTTTTATGATCGTTCTGTTGCAGGGGTAGGAAAAGTTAATATGGACAGAATGTTTTATGGTTGCTCGAAACTTGGAACTGTCCCTGTTATTCAAATCCTTACAGGATCATCCAATTATGTAAAGATAACGGAGTCTGGGAACAATAACGTAACAAGTCATAGTCAGACTTTTACAGGTACGAATTGCGAGGGTGTCCCAAGTGGATGGAAATAGTAAGTCAAAAATAATTAAAATATTGAGTATGAGCAAGTTAAATGTTAGTAGAAATGTTTTTTTAGAGAAAGAAGAACTTTCAAATATGATTTCTTTCTTTGCTACAGCACCGCTTATGAAGGCGGTGCTACAGGCATCTTATTCCTTTGGGATGATTACGAATGACCCGTCTAAGATCAATCCTAATACAGTTAACAAACCAGTAGAAGATGAAAATCTTATAGAACCTTTTAAAGTGGAAACAGGAACAAACTCTGGCACTATTAAGGTACTTCCTGGGATGGCTCTTACCAGTGCCGGGAACTTTATAGATATCAATGTAGAAGACAACATCGTTGTGCCGAATGACAGCAATTTCTATTGGGTGAAGATTGCTTACAAAACAAGAAATTACGAAAAGGGGTATGTAAGCGTAAACTCACAAGGTATCGTTTCCGGTTCTGTGGATTTTACAGGTAAGGTAAGAGGTCAATCTTCATCAACCCCCGTCTCTATCCGGTTTGAAAAACAAGACGGTTCTGTTCCTTTGAATAATGGCGTTTATCAGATTGTAAACATAATTGACAGCCAAAATTTACTTCTTACATCCGCAACTACATTTGTAGCGGAATCGAATTTAAGAGCTATTGTGCTTGGGACACTTCCTTTGGGAGGTGTATTGACTTCCGAACAGCGAAACGGTTTATACACTTATGATGATTATGTCATTTCTTTAGTACCGGAAGTTAGCATAAGCACTCCGCCGGAAAAAGAACCGGACGAGTATTATATCGCTCGTGTACAAAATTCTGGCGGCACGGTATCTGTTTACAATGAAGTGAAAAGCGAATATTGGTCGCTTGGGAATATATTCATGTCAACTTCTAAAAGTTAAGGCTTATGTTACGGTTTTATTATACGGTCAGTTCAGGATATAACAGTCCGCAGTCCAAAGTTTCAGATTCGTTGGGTGGATATAAATCTTCCACTCTTGTGCCTAATGATGTATTTGGCAATTTATTTGATGAAATAAGCCTTAATTTGGCTTCAAATCCTCATAGCCAATACGTTGCTCTTGTTTTGAAAAATGAGGGCACAGAAACGCTTAAAAATGTCGAATTATGGTTTTCTTCTGTAACGGATAACCCCTACGGGACAATCACGGTAGGAGCTATAGGGATGGGAAAGGATGAAGAAGAAAATCCGGTTACTTCGCGCACATCTTCCATGAACGAAAAACCTTATTGGATTCAATTTTATGAAGCAAAAGAGGAAGAACCGGTATCGCTTGGCGATATGGAAGCAGGAAAAGAAATCTGTTTGTGGTTCTGTCGGTCGCTTGATAAGAAAATTATAAAAAATGACTATGATCTTGTGGCAGAGAGAGATATGAACACGCAGAACCGCTATAAAAAGGTGGAAAAGCAGACAGAGGAAATTTTTAGCATTAATTTGCTTTGGGAATAATTACAATAATTGTATTTTTGTCGGTGTAAGGGGAGAGAAATTTCCCCTTCTTTTAACTTCAAAAATATTAAGTTTTTGTATGCAATAATTGTAATTTCGATATGACAAGAAAAGAGGAATTTAAACTGATTTACAGCTATTTACAAGGAAAGTTATCAAGCAATCCGGCTTACGAGTTCCGTCCAAAAAGAAAGGACAGGGAGAAATTGGACGAGTTTCTGTCCAATGACAAAGTAGGGAATCTTTGGGAATACCTTACATTTCAGTTCAACCGGCAGATGTTTGTTCTTTCTTTATCTAACCTTCCGATAGTTCCTCTTATGAATGTCATAGGGAAAACAGCTATTGACAGATGGAAAAAAAGAACAAAAAGGGATATATACTTCACTTCTAAATTTGTGATGGAAAATGAACTTTTTAATCCTATAGAAAATGAAGAAGGGGGTGTTTCGGAAAGTTACCTGGACGAGCAAAGGAAACTTTATTTCGATTCTCCTGAAGGATATATCCTATGCGACAGTTTCGATGGCTATTTGCTTGATGAAGAAAAATGCAAAGGTTGCAGATATATACGGTTATGTAAGGAAAAAGAGAATGAAAAGAAAGAAAGAACTTGAAGTAAAGATTACTCCTTGCTTCTATGACACAAAAAGAGCAGAGCTTTTGGTCGTAAGGTATGGATGGTTCGGAAACCTCAAATGCCTAAAGAGTTTCGGTTTTATTTATCTTTCGGATAAGAGAAGTGAAGAAAAGATAGATTGGGTGATTGAATTAGTAGAGAGGTTTAACAAAATACAAGAAATGCGATATGAAAGAAAAAAGAACAATGTATGATGTGCGTTATGCCCTTACAAAAGGAACTATAAACAAGGTTATTGTGGAGGGGAGTGAATTTAAGGATAAGGATTTGGTAATTGTCGAAGGAGAATGCGCTTTTTCAAGAATAGGCAGCGATGTTTTCTTTACCGAAGAAGAAGCAAGGAAAGGAGTTAATGAAAAGGTTAGAAAACGGATATTGTCATTGGAAAAACAGATTGAAAAGTTGAAAACTTTAAAGTTCTGACGGTATGGCTTTGCAGAAGAAAGAAAAATATGAGTACCGTCCATGTAGAAGATGCGGGGAGAATCATTACATCTATAACAGGATGAAGTGGCTCTGCAAAGAATGCGATAGGGAAACAGGAAAAGAAAGAAGGGGCGATCTTAAAACCCTATTCATGGAAATATGGGAAGAAAGAGAACATGTATGCGCGAAATGTGGAAAGCCTTTGGGAGATGAACCGAAAGCCATTTTCTTTTCACACATACGATCACGAGGGGCAAGACCGGACTTGAAAATGGACAAAAGCAACATTGAACTTCTTTGTTCTGCTTGCCATAGACTGCACGAATTTGGAGAAAGGGAAATTTTATGAGGAAAATAATTGTCGTGTCAATATTATCTTTGTTTCCGTTACTTGTTTCTGATACTAGAGTTCCTACTATTAGTGACAAGAAAGAAGCGATGGACAGGGTGGTTTGGGAAAGATTGGTTCATGCTATTTGCATGGTTGAATCAGGTTGTGACGATAGTGCAAGAAATCCTAAAAGTTCAGCTTCCGGCAGATTTCAAATGTTGAAAATTTATGTGGATGAAGTGAACCGTATCAAAGGAAAGAGAGCTTATTCCTATAACGATAGGCTCAATCCTACTAAAGCAAGAGAGATGTTTGAAATCTATCAACAACACTACAATCCATCTAAGGATATTGATAGGGCGATTGTTCTTCATAGAGGAAAGGTTTCGAAGAAATATATCAAGAAAGTTAAAAGCGAAATGTGCAATTTATAAATTTTGATGCCATGAAAGTATATTGGACAGAAGAAGGAAACTACTTCGAAGGGGAAGTGATTGATTCCTACCCTGTGGAAGATGGAACGATGCTAGTGGTAGAAGCAGAGAACAATCACAAAAGGTTTGTTCTTAGAGAATGGAACACATTAATTGAAATAGGCGAAGATGGAAATGCGATTGAATAAAAACATGGAATTGCTTCTTGCTTCTATTTCCGAATTGCTTGGGGATATGAAAATGAACATTTTCAAAGAGAAGCTGGAAAAGGTGATTGCTCTTCCAAGTGACACAAGTGTAGCGGATTTTATAGAAGAATACACAAAATGGAGCGAAAAGAACTATTTCAAGAAAGAGAGACTGTTTGTCTTTTCAAACGGGAAACTGGCACTTACAAGGATATATATAGTCTCTGCTGAAATGAAATATACGGATGAGGGGATACCGGAAATAATCATAAATGAAATGCCGGATGCTGTCAATTTGAAGGACAACCCCTATAAAAACATCCATATACGGTATGAAAACGAGGATGATTGTTCTCGTGATTTTGATAGACTGAAATTAGTTTTAAACTGATAGAGTGTGGAAATATTAACAAAAAATTTGAATCTTACAGGAATGACAGAGTATTTCAATCAACATTTCTCGAAAAGAAATGGTAAGGAATTCACTCTGTGGGATATTAGAGCTTATAGCATGACAGGGAATGTTCCTGCTTATATAGGTGGAGGAAATCTGTATATTGACCCATGTGTCCCAGAAGGAGGAAATGTAAGACTTTGGCAGCTTGTAAGAGATACAAATAGACAAAAATTTAGAAGATGAAAACAAAAGTGTATGTTAGCTTGCCTATAACAGGGCATGGTTTGGAAGAAACAAAGAAATATGCAAATCAAGTCAAGAAATGGCTCGAAGAAAAGGGATATGAAGTGATAACACCTTTTGACGCTTGCAGTGAACCGGATAAACCCTATTCCTATTACATGGGAGAGAGCGTTAAGGCTCTTTTAGAGTGTGATGCTGTTTATTTTGTTTTTGATTGGGCAACATCAAAAGGCTGCATGGCAGAGTTTGAGATAGCAAGAGTTTACGGGAAACAAATAATGATGTAGCGTTTAACCCTATTAGGGTAAACATTTTGTAATACGAATGTGAATTTAATTAATAAAATTTAAAATTTTTAATAACGTGAAAAGTTCAAGTAAATATATAATATGCTATGACTGCGAAACTTCCGGGCTTCCTTCCGCAGAAAAACCGGCTTTTGATGTTATTGCAGTGATAGAGGTTGCTTTTGTGGTAATAGATATGGAAAAGTTGGAAGTTTGCGAAGAATTGTCTATGATATTCCCGCGTGATTACAAAGAAGGTCTTATCTATTCTTCAGAAGCAGAAGCGATACATGGGATAACGGAAACAATTCAAAAGGAAAAGGCTATTCCTTTGAAGGATATATTCAAGAAATGTCAGGCACTTTTTAAGAAGTACAAGAACCCCAGACAAATGTGTACATTATGTGGACACAATATAGTAGGGTTTGATAATGCCTTTTTGGAGAACTTCTTCAAGTTCATGGGGGATGATCTAAAGAAGTATGTAAAGTTTTCCATTGACACTATGCAAATGGCACACATGTCTTACCCGGAATTGGAAAACTATCAGCTTCATACCGTTTGCGAAAAAGAAGGTATTGATTTAGTGAACGCACACCGCGCAGGCGATGATACCTATGCCAACGCACTACTTATGATCAATTTTGTAAAAAAGTTAAGGGGAGAAGGTGTATCTGACGGTGGAACTTCATCTGCGCGAAATCCCTTTCGAGAAAAATTTGCTTTGTAGAAATGGCAGTCATATATAATTCAAAAGGAGGAATACTTACCGAGCTACAGTCAAAAAGGTTGTTTACGACAGTGGACGACATTATAGACCGACTTCCTTCCACTACTGTGCGATCCTTGTTTTCGGGCGGCAGCAGAAAGGATTTGGACAAAATGCTGGACACCATAATCAACCAGACCGAGTATGCCATGAATTTTGGACGTTCGCTTGACACGGAAAAGCTGGGGTATGTGGACAATCTGTTTGCTTCAATGGATGAAAATCTAAGGATTCTGTCTTTTAATTATTTCAAGGCGACAGTCCTTTCTAATTTCAATATGGGATGGCGAAACTTGGAATGGGGGAATCTTACACAGTTATTTCCCTGGAGCAGCTATTTATGTTCACGAAGCAGCGGAAAGTGCGAAGCTCCTGATACTTTGATAGTTATGGCGGATGGTTCGCTAAAAAAAGTCCAAGATATAAGAGTAGGTGACAAGGTGATGGGACAAGACTTGAAATGTCGCAATGTCTTGGAACTGCATCACGGAGAAACCTATATGTACGAAGTAAGACAGAAAGGTGGAGATAGCTATATAGTAAGCGAAGGACACATTCTTTGTCTTGCTGACGGCACTTATATTCCTGTTGAAATCGCCGAAATGAACCAAAGGAGGGGCGCTAAATATGAAGGTTATAGAGTTTCAAGGGATGGGAAATTCAAGAAAACGGAAATCTTTATAACCTTACTGGATGAAGGTGAGTATTACGGTTTTGCTTGTGACGGAGATCATAAGTTTTTGCTCGCTGACGGCACAGTAACGCACAATAGCTTCGAGTGGTGTTACGCATTCCCTTTATGGAGGTTATACTCCTATACACGTCCTATGTTGTACGGAGGGGATACGATAGACAACAAGAATCGGAAGGAAACCGCTATGATCACAAATACAATGACACTTGCAAAAGTGCATGTGAATAAGATCATAGAGGAAATATCCACCAACGATATATTGAAGGAAAAACTTGATCCGAACGGTAAAGCTAAACTTGGAGAGACGGCAATAGAAGGTGAAAATGGTGCGATTCTTCATGTTCGTGGTAAGGATGGGTTTATTCGTGGTTTGCATGTTGGAGCAGCAATCATAGATGATATGCCAGATGAAAGTTCTCTTTACAGTGATGAGCAAAGAGAAAAGCTAAAGGAAACATTTAGAGGGACTATTACTCCTATTGTTGAGCCTTACGGATATCTGATTGTGTCTGGTACGCCTTATTCTACTGCTCCTAACGAATTGTACAATGTCATTAAGGGAGATAAGCGTTTTTATCTGTTCGAATATCCTATCATATTCCCAGACGGACGTCCTCTTGCTCCTGACAGGTATATGTTTGAAGATATAAAAAGGAAAAGAACAGAGCTTGGTTCTATTGTGTTTGCACGAGAATACCTTGTGATTCCTATTTCGGACAACTCAACTATTTTTCCGTATGAATATCTTAGAAGGGCAACTACCGGCATGGATAAGGTTTCCTTTGCGGACAGCATAGAGTTTTATCCGTTCGAACTTAGACGGGTGATTGTGGGGTGCGACTTTGCTGTTTCCGGTAATATCGGTGCTGACTATACTGTTTATTCCGTATGGGGTGTTGATTTCTCCGGTAATTACCACCTTGTGAATTATTTCAGGGAAAAAGGTATGTCTCACAATGAGCAGGTGGACAAGATTGTTCTTTTCAATCGTTTGTTTAAGCCTGATAAGATCGTGTGCGAAGCTAACGGATTTCAAGGGATATTGTCAGCACTTGCAAGAGAAAGAGGACTTACCAATATCGAACAATTTACCACTACGGAAGGAAACAAAAAGGACTTGTACACCGGACTTCCGTCTTTGTCTGCCATGTTTGAAAGAGGACAGATCAGAACGCCTTACAAGGAAGGTGAAACAAGGGAAAAGGTGGAATTGATGTTCAGTGAGTTTTCTTCTATTACTTTTAGAAGCGATAAAGGAAAACTGGAAGCAAGTTCGGGACATGATGATTTATGCCTTTCAAGCTGGTTTGCAATAAACACCTTACGAGAAGAAGGCGAAAGTAGTGGTTTTAGTGTCAATTTGGTTTAAATTTTGGTATCGTGAATAAACTGAATCCTGGTTTTATGTCCGAAATATTTAAATTGATGTTTTCGGATGAAGTCATAATGTGTATAGCTTCGGAGCATCTGAAATATGAATTGATCCCTAAAGAATGGTCTGGATACAAATTCATACTAAGAGAAGCTGTCGAACAATATAGAGAAAAAGGGAAACTTCCCGCGCTTGGCGCTATCTGTCAAAAATTTTCTGATAATGACTTTGTGTTGGATGCTGCAAAGGAAATAAAGAAAGCCAATCTGATAGATAGGGAAATTGCAATAGACCAGCTTCAATCGTTTGTGAAAGAGACGGAGTTCGAACTTCTTTCCAAAAGGGTACATGATCTTTATGAAGAAGGAAAGAAAGAAGAGGCGATCCGTGTCAATGCAGAAGAATCACAAAGGATTGTGGAGATGTCTTTTCGTTCCAAATCAGGGGGTTTTCAGTCTGTTTTTGGGGGTTTCCAGCAGCGTATGATTGAAAGACGCATGGATGCTGCTACAATAACGGAAAAGCCAGTAAAAATTCCTTTCGGAATTGACAGGTTGGACGATGTATCTTTCGGTGGTATGGGAATAGGTGATACAACGCTTTGGATTGGAAGGTCTGGAGTTGGGAAGAGCAGTGTATTAAAATGGCACGGCTATTCTGCTGCCCTTAGAGGTGTTCCGGTTCTTCATATCCAGTTGGAAGGTGGTGCGAAAGCCTGTATGCGAATATATGATCAGCTTTGGTCAAACCAGTCCTATTCCAATATCAAATCAGGTAACATTGATCCCAACGATAAGAAAAAGATTGAAAAGGCGATTGAAGAAATTAAAGAATCTGGTTCAGATATAGAGGTGTATGGTTTCAAGAAGTTCGGGCAGGCTTCTATGAGCGATATAAGGCAGCTATGTTATGACTATTTCAATACACATGGGCGTTTTCCTGGGTTGGTAGTTTTGGATTCTTTGGACTTGATAAAGACCGGCATTTCCAAAAAAATAGATAGCGACCCGGATTACAAGAAAGAAAAGCTACAGACTTGCGCACAGCTTCTAAAGAACCTTGCCGACGAGATTGAAGCTCCTATTATCACAACAACACAAACAAGTGATGTGCCCTTTGAATTATGGAACAACCCTGATAAAGTGATAGACCGTTCTTATACGGAAGGAGATAAGACACTTGTAAAACCTTTTTCCTTTGTGTTCACGCTAAATATGACAATAGAGGAAAAGTCCAACGGCACGGCACGTATTTATGTGGACAAATTGCGTGACTACAAAGAAAGTCAAGAAGTGATAACGATTGCCACCAATTACGACAAGCGTAGGTTTTATCATAGGGGGCGGACAATGGAGATGCACAACCAAATATCTGAAAGGAAGGAAGCGAAAAAGGCGACAAGGAAGAAAAAGTCTGACGAACAAAAGATGGAAAGCATTTAAAAAGAATAACCTAAAATTTTAGTGATGTGATACGGATTGACGAAGAAGAAGTAAAGGCTGTGTTCGGACTTAGAATATTCGGTTCGCAAGGGTGGCTTTCAAATAAAGGGATGCCTTGCCCCTATTGTGGGAAGGAAAAGAAATGGGGTGTCAAGATAGATGTGCACGGGGGAGTTTTCCATTGCTGGAAATGTGGAACAAAAGCATCTTTCAAGGATTTTCTGGAAAAGGTAGGAAGAAAAGACCTTATACGGATGGAATATCAAAATTCTATAAGCACGAAACTTACTCCTTTGAAAGATGAGAAAGAGGAAAATGAGGAAGAAGAACTTCCTGTTCCGAAACTTCCTTTCCGTCTTGAAAGAATAGTATCAGACAGCTATCTTGATGGAAGGGGTTTTAAGAAATACCATTACGATCTTTTTGAGCCTTCTGAAACAAATTCCGTTCTTGAAAAGAACTTGCGAAACTATATCATTTTCAAAATGAAGATGGATGGTAAGCTGGTAGGATGGCTTGGAAGGAGTAGGTATTCTAAAGAATGGCATAAAAAGGATTTGGAAAGGGCAAAGGAAACAGGGACTAAACCTCATTTAAGATACGAAAACAGCATAGGAACGAACTTCACGAAGATACTGGGAGGCTTTGACGAGCTTTCTTCTTCGGTCAAAGATGTTATCATAGTGGAGGGGTTGTTTGACAAGGTAGGAATAGACAATCTTTTGCAGCTTTGGGATTGCAACAGTTTGAAATGTGTTTTTACGTTTGGAAATAGCATCAGCAAGGAACAAATCTCCTACTTGGAAAGAAAAGGTATCAAGAATGTGATCCTTATGTATGACGATGCAACTGTGGAAGAATCGAAAAGCGCAGGACTTATGTTGGGAAAGAAATTCAACACAAAGATAGCCTATCTTTATAAACCAGGGGTTGATCCAGGAGATATGGATATAGATTATTTGGACGATGTGCTAAGCAATCTCTATGATCCTATTAATTTTTATGTGTCTAAAATCAAGAAGTTATGGGTGTAAAAGCTAACTTTGTCAAAAATCATAACATCATCATGGAAAAAAGCAGAGAATTGTCGGTAGACGAATATTTGAAGGTACTTCAACTGGAATACCTTACAAACAAAGTAAGAAGCCTTATTTTTGATCGTCCGGAATTTGTCAAGATGGCTTCTGATATAGCAGAGTTCAAAAAGGAAAGGATAGAGCTTCTTTCCAAACGTCACTTCAAACCTTCTATTTTTATGTCAACGGAAGAGTTTTTGAACTTTTATGAGAACGAGTTCTTGAATCCTTTCGGACTTCCCAATTTCCAGTATAGTAATGATAAGAAAAAGCGTGCTTCACAGTGGTATTGGGACGTTGTTCATTTGCTTGGGAAGAATCAGGTTGTCATTTATAAAGACAATGAATATTCTGTATTGGGAAACAACATGAAGGATCAGACGGTTTGCATTCAGATAGGCAAAAAGAAGAAAAATGTAAGTTATTCAGAAATCAAGATACAGAAACTTGTAATGTGTTTTGATGGTAAATTATTATAAATCAATAAATTATTTCGAATTATGAATTTTAAAGAGTATGAAGCTCACGCAGCTTCAACAGCTTGCTATCCAAAAGAGGTAGCTATTCCGTATGTGATAATGGGTCTTACCGATGAACTGGCAGAAGTTTATGAAAAAGTAGATTGCGCAGCCGAAGCAAAGGAAATTATAAAGGAAATAGGAGATGTCCTTTGGTATGTTGCCATGATAAGACAGGAACTTGATTTGCCGGAATTGGAATTTCCCGAAATCATTTTAAAACTGAATGACGAGGATGTTTATCGTTTAAGCCCTTCTTATTTGCTACAACAAGTAGGCATTATCAGCGGACATGTAAAGAAATTCTTCCGGGATGATGATTACAAAGCTGGATTCCCAGAAAAAAGAAAAGAGGCATGTCACAAGGCTTTGGAACAAATTTTACAAGGATTACAGAACCTTGCCGTTTACATTGAAGGAGATAAAGGTGACTATTCTTTAATATCCATTGCAAAGGGAAATGTAGAAAAGCTGGCCAAAAGAAAAGCCGAGAATAAAATACATGGGGACGGTGACAACCGGTAACTATTATGGTACGTGCTGTTACTTTTTTAGGAGCTTCTTGCGTTGGAAAGACATCTGTTTTTGATCTTATCGAAAAGGACAGATCGTTTGCCAGATTCGCCAAAATAGGCAGCATATCAAGACAACTTGTAAAGGAAGGGGAAATAGACCCTTCCTTTAATTCTGTCCCCAGTCAAAGGGCGATATTTGACAAGTATCTTGAAGTGCTGCACGGTGAAAACTATATTTCCGATAGAAGCGTTATTGATGTCCATACATTTACAAAAACACTTCCCTATTCGATTTCGTTAGATAATGAATTAAGACGGCAGTCAGACTTGATAAGTCTTAATGAATACTATTTCCCCGTTATCTTTTATTTTCCTATCTATTGGAATGTTGAAAATGATGGAGAAAGATTGAGTGACGAAAACAGGAGAAGAAAATGGGACAGTGAGATAAGGAGATTTTTAATAGACAAAAGATTACCCTATGAAGTAATACCAAACGACACTCCTTTTAATAGGGTAAGGTTCATAAAGGGTGTACTTTCTACAAGAATGAATTTACGTTAAATTCATTGTTAAAATCGGCAAAACTTCAATTATTGTATACAATAGTTGTATATTTGCCGATAGAAAAACGAAAAGAAGATAACATGGAGACTTTATTTAATGAGTTGGAAGAATATCTTTATTCCAATACAATACAATACACTTCTGACAGGAAAAACTATACTGTGTCATTTGATGGGAAGACATACGAGCTTTTTTCTCCAAATGATGATGGATATTTCTTTGATGAAGATTTTCGGTGGGACAATGAAGCTACCGAATACGATGGATATGTCTTTCGTTTTGGTGGCGTATGGTACACTATAGAGAAAGGACAAGAACGTGACCCTAAGCTGAATCGTGTAAAATGGAGAGGTCAAAGCGAAGTGGCAGGGCTTTCTTCCAATTTTTTGGGTGTACATGGTTCATTTGAACTTCTGAACGGAACAAGTCTATACTCCGATTGGGTAAAGAAAGCCAAATTCTTAGGGATTGAACGTCTTGGGATAGTGGAAAAAGGAACGCTTGCAGGAGCTTTAAAGTTTCAGAACGCTTGCAAATCTGTAGGGATCATTCCTGTGTTCGGAATGGAAGTTCCTGTAAAAGATGAGAAAAAGGACGTTTCATTTACCTACAAAATCTATGCTCAAAATGAAAAGGGGTGGCAGCATCTTCTTGCATTGAACAAAGTTATCAATTGCGATTCTTCCGGGAAATTCATAACTCCTAAAGACATATCGGAACATACGGAGGATGTGTTTATTGTTTTTGATCCAAAAACAATTGATTATACTGATGTTCCTATTCTTTTAAGAAACAAGCATAACGTATTTTGGCAAGCCGATACAGTGGAATATGCAAAGTTCAACAGAGATACAGAATATCTTACAAACTTTGAAGCCTTTTACAAGTCGAAAATGAAACCTGTAGCACTTTGCGATGCCTTCTATATCGAACCGGAATATTACATTTTAAGGGAAACTGTAAATAAGATAGGAAAGAAGGTCAATCATAAATCCTACAACCAGTATTTTAAGGATGAAGTGACTTACATGGAAGAACTTCTTTCTCTTTTTGGGGATCAGTCTGTAGGGGAAGCCTTTTATTTAAAGGCACGAAAAAACATGGATATGATTGCGGAAAGTTGCAATTTTGAAATTCCTACTGATAGTAGACATCTTCCTCGTTACGAAATGACAAAAGAGGAAAAAGAAAAGTATGAATCCAACGAAGATATGTTTGATTTCCTTATCTACGAAGGCATAGAGAATAAACCGGAACTTTTAGAAGACTATTCGGAAGATGTATTGGTAGAAAGGATTGAAAGGGAATCATCCATTATTAAATTTGGTGGTGTTATTGATTATTTTTTGGTTCTAAGAGATATTGTAAATTGGTGTAAGGAAAACAACATTTTGTTAGGTGCTGGTCGTGGAAGTGCATCAGGTTCACTAATTTCTTATCTTTTTGGTATCATAAATACGCATCCTTTGAAGTTTAACTTACTTTTTGAAAGATTTTTGACAAAAGGACGTTTAGGTCATTTTGAAAAACAGGAAGTTTATGAAGTAACATTGGAAGATGGGTCTAAAAAGATTCTTCCTATCAATATTACTACCAAAAATTTAAAAGTAGGTGACGATATATTGGTTTAATAGATAGAACAGAAAATATGAAAATTAAAGAGCTTAAAAAAATAACAGTGGAGCGATTTGTGTCTGGATCGCTCCCTGATTAATTGCCCCTTGTTTTCGGACAAGGGGGAGAGTTAGACATTGATACAGATGTGCCGGGAGAGTATCGTCCGGCAGTTAAAAAATACATGGAAGAACGTTTTGGAGAAACACAGGTTTGTTCTGTAGGTACATACACTACCTTGCAGATAAAACAAGCTATAAATGACGTAGGAAAGATTTATGGAGCTTCCATTCCTACGCTTAGAAGAATTTCCAAAATGATAGAAGATGTGAAGACGGAGGAAGATTTTCTAAGACTTGCCTGTAGAAAGGAAGAAATAGCACAATTCGTGAACAAATATCCCGAAATGATGAATGTCATTTTCCTTCTTCTTGGGCAACAAAAGGCAGCTTCCATTCATGCTTGTGCCATGATGATTTTCCCAAAGGAAAAGACAATGTATGAGTGGTGTCCTGTAAGAAAAGTGGACGACCTTGTCATTAGCGAATGGGAAGGCGGAGAAATGGATGAGGCAGGGTTTCTGAAAGAAGATATTTTAGGGATCGAACAGCTTGACAAGTTCAATGACATTTTGAATTTGATAGAAAAGAATACTGGAAAGAGAATCAATCTCTATACAGATATAGAATATAATGATCCAGAAGTGTACCGCTATTTTGCAAACGGTTGGCTTAGCGACATATTCCAATTCTCTGCAAAGGGACTTTCTTCTTACACGCAGAAAATGAAGCCTAAAAATATGGATGATGTAATTGCTGCACTCTCCTTGTTTCGTCCCGGTCCAATGGAAAACGGCTTTCACATGGATTATATTGCATTGAAAAATGGCGAGAAAGAGTCTGAATATCCTATTGGCACAGAAGAAATATTGAAAGATACTTATTCTGTCTGGATATACCAGGAACAGATCATCAAAGCAGTCCAAACCCTTGCTGGATTTACGGAAGAAGAAGCAGACATTGCACGTGCTGCAATTGGTAAGAAAAAAATGGACAAAATTAAGAAATTGCGTCCTAAATTTGTAGATGGATATGTAAAGAGATTTGGTGAAAAAGGGGTAACAAAAGAGAGTGCGGAAGCTCTTTGGGAGCAGATGGAAAAGTTTGGAGCTTATTCTTTTAACCGCTCACATTCAGCAAGTTACGCTATTAACGCTTACAATTCTTTGTGGCTGAAAGTACATTATCCGTTGGAGTTTTGGTCGGTTGCCTTGTCTCGTGCAAGTAAAGATGATTTTCCCCGTTATATTAATGAGATGAATCAAACGGAAGGGATCGAAATCAAGCCCGTTAATATCAACAAATCTGATGTTGGTATTGCAGGCGACAAAAAGAGCAATAGTGTTTACTGGGCACTTAATGCCACTCAACAAGTAGGAGAAAGGGCACAGGAACAGATCATCAAAGAGAGAAATGCAAATGGAGAATATTTTTCTTTGGAAGAATTTGTAGACCGTCATTCCTTTAAAGGTTCTTCTGTTAATAAGTCCACTGTTGAAAATCTTATTTATTCAGGTGCTTTTGACGAGATGGACGAAACAAGAGAGTTTTCCAATATCTTCTCTGCAAGGGAATATATGCTTGGGAAATATCGAGAAAAGAACCGTATCAAGATAGATAGGGAAAAGGACGAATACAGTGTTGCTTTCAACAAAAACAAGATAGGTAAGGATTGGTGGTGGCTTTTGCAACAGAAAAACAAGTCCGGTTTCGCTTTCTTTGATTACAAGAAATTGGTAGAGGAATACCTTCGTCCGAAAGCAAAGACTGCGGAATATTACGATGTGGACGATTTGCAGAACTATGACGGTTCTACTTATAAAATGGCAATGGTGGGAGGATATGTGTTGGAAGTGGAAGAAAAGGAGTCAAAAACAGGGGCATTTGCCAGCCTTCTACTTGAAAACAACTACAAATTCCTTCGTGTGGTGATATTCCCTGCTGACTATATGGACAAAGAAGAGTATATCCAAAGTTGCAAGAAGAACATCTTACTGCTTACAGGAAAGGTTTCTTTTGATAGGTTTAAAGAGGAATATGTGATACAAGCAAATGGAAACAGTCAATTTATAAAATTGGGAGTGTGATAATATGAAACTTACGAGATGTTTTGGTGACAAGGCTATAGTCTTGATTTCAAACGACCTTAAAAATGAACTGGATATGGATGCTGTAACTTCTATAGACCATTCCAATCTGTACGGGGAGATAGCTACAAGTTCAGTCTTATTGAACAAAGTAGGACTTCTTCGTGCGCAGGCTGAATCTGAATATGAAGCAGCAAAGTTGGAATTTTCTGTACATAAAGCACAGCTTTCTACAGAGATAAGACGGGAATCTATTGTGAATGCCGGAAAGGTCAAAGTGGAAGATATAGGACTTGTGAAACTTACAGAAAGTTCTTTGGAAGATATTCTTACTATCAATCCAGAGCTTAATGCAATGCAAAAGACACTTGTCAAGAAGAAAAAGCATTTGGCGGAAATAGATAGTCTCTATTGGGCATTGCAGTCGAAAGACCGAAAATTAAACAACTTAGTTCCAAAAGTTACGCCGGAAGAGTTTTTGGATAATTTAGTGGAAGGAGAAATAAATACATTCATAATTAAAAAAGAAAAGTAACATTTTATTATCAACATTTTAAAACATTATAGTTATGAAATTTGACAGATCGAAGTTCAAAAAACAGTCAGTAGAAGATTTGGATTCAGAAGTAAAGCAAGCAGAAAAGACAATGCGAAAGGGTGGTAAATCTTATACCGGATTTGCTACCGTCCAAAAAGGAAAGAATACATTCCGTGTAGCTCCTTCAATGGGTAAAGCCTATGTCGCTTGCAAAATGTCAAAGCTCCGCGTGGAAGTTCCTACTTATGACGAGAACGGTAATGTAACAGGAAAGGAAGTAAAAGACAAGAACATTTTTTGCGCGGACGTACATGGACGCAACCTTCTTAAAGGAAAAGACCCTATCGTCCTTTATTGCGACTATGTGAGAAAGAAAGCATCCGAAGAATATCAAGATGATACGGAAAGACGCAAGTACCTCAATCCTATCATGGGCTACAAGAAAGGCAACAAGTTCGTATGGGGCATCAATCCTACGCTGGCTTATGTTTGCTATGTGTATCAAGGGAATAAAGATTTTGCCCGTTTGCAGCTTTATGGAACATGGATGAACCGTATAAAGGAAATTTCTGTAGAACAATCTGATGATGATACGGTTTCATTTGATATCTTTTCACAGATGGAAGGTGCTTATCCTCTTGTAATCACGATGGGGGAAGATGATAAAGGCAAAAAGACTTATTCTTTATCTGCCGGCATACCGAAGAAAGGTCAGTCATGGGATGAATTTTTTGAAGAAACTGCTATCCCGGACGAAGACATGGAGTATTTCTTGAATGAAGTTCCTTCACTTGAAGAAATTTACAAAGATTCTTACAGAGCAAAGGATTTTGAAATGGCTTTGGATGGATTGAAACGCTTCGATGAAGAAAACAATTATGATATCTTTTCCGACGATGAGTTCTTGAATGAAATTGAAGAAATGGCAGCAATGCTTCCAGACGACAGTCAATCAGAGGAAGATAAGAAAACTCCATTTGACGAGGACGAAGATGAAGAAGAAAAACCTGCACCCAAGAAACAGGTTGTAAAAGCTCCAGCTTCGGAAAAGGCAGCAAAAGTCGCTTCCTATCCTCCGCTTTCTAAGATGAAAGCCTTTTTGTCGCAATATATTGATGAAGAATATCCTGGCATGGAAATTCCATCCGATCTTACAATCACAGAACTTCGTGAATGGTACGATCTGGCACAAAAGGGAGAAGCGTTGCCTTTCCCGGAAGGTGAAGAAGATGATGCAGAACAGGAATATGAAACTGAATCTGACGATGATCGGGCAAAAGACGAACCGGAAAAGGAAGATAGGGAAGATGAACATCCCGCAGGGGAGGAAGAGGAATCTCCTATTGACGAAGAACAGACGGACAATGATGAAAAGCTATTGGAAGCCAAAAAGCGTTTGCAGGCTTTGAAAGCTAAGATGAAAAAGAAATAATTTTCTTTTCGTTTTCCTAATATATTAATCAGAAAGGGGATGGAGAATTTTGTGTTCCTCCCCTTTCCCAACAATTTCGATCATGAGCAGCAAATATTTAGCTATAATTTCAACGGATCATCATCTTACTGCCGATAATGCTACTATTATAAAAGATATTCTTTTGGAAGAACTTGACTTGGCAGAAAAGAAAAAGATACAAACCCATATATGGTTGGGTGATGTTTTTGATAACAGGGTATCGCAAAGAGAAGTGTGCCTTTCCACATTGAATGATGTCCTGGAAGAATACGACAAACGCGGACACCATGTGATCTGTATTCCCGGCAACCATGACAAAACATCCTACACAAGCAAGAAATCGTTTCTTACTCCTTTTAAATATCATCCGTCTTTTACTTTGGTAGAAGAATTGGACGGAATGCAAGTAGAAGGTGTGTATTGCTTTTTTCTTCCGTTTTTTACAGATGATATTCTTTTGGATGAACTGGAAGAAATAGGGGATAAAAGAAAGAAGAATATCCTCTTTGGACATTTTGCGGTCACAGGAAGCAAGAACATGGACGGATCGGAAGTGTCCAACCTTTTAAAACCTTCCATGTTCCAGATGTTCAAAAAAGTGTACTTGGGACACTATCATAACTATCAACGGGTAGGAGAGAATATCTATCATTTAGGAAGTGTCCAACAAAACAACTTCGGGGAAGATGAAAAGAAGGGTTTCTGGCTTTTGGATTCGGATTTGAATGTAGACCTTGTTTCTTCTACAAAAGGACAAGTATTCAAGAAACTGGAAATTGATTTGGGGGAAACTCCCCACAAACAGGCGGTGTCACTTATCAAGAAATTCAAAAAGGAGAACCCTACTGCCCGTGTAAGGGTGGAAGTCTGGGGAGAACAATCTTCACTCGATGCCTTTGATAAGGATGCCTTTACAAAAGAAGGTATAGATATCAAGAAAAAGTTTAAGGAAGTGGAAGAAAAACATTCTATGCTGGCAGAAGTAAAAACACTTGACAAAAAGGACATAAAAGAAAGGTTTTCTGCTTTTTGTAAGGAAAACGAATATGACGAAAAAGAAGGAAAAGAAATTTTAGACAAATTGATGTATGGCGAAGAAAAAGGAAACTAAGAAAACGGAAGAAGCGGTAATTGGGGAAGTGCAGCAACCTAAAGAAGAAAAGAAACCGAACCGTCTCGGTGATCTTATAAGCCGGATTGAAAGTAGGTTTGGAAAGGAAGCCATAGCGGGAAAGAAGCAAGATATAGAGTTCGTACATTCTGGTTCTTTTCTGTTAGACGAGATACTTGGTGGAGGATGGGCGAAAGGACGCATAGTGGAGGCTTACGGAGGCTTTTCTTCCGGTAAGACAAGCATAGCTTTCCATCTTGCTACCGAAATCCAAAAACAAGGAATGGCGGTAGGGTATCTTGATACAGAAAATGCAGTTGATCCGAAATACATGGGAGCTATCGGTGTAGACCTTTCTCCTGACAAATTCATTCTTTCTCAACCTTCCACAGCAGAGGAAACACTGGAAATAGCAAAGGAAATGTGCAATGAACCTTCTATCGGATTGGTGGTGATTGATTCCATTGCAGGACTTGTCCCGACCGCTCTTTTGAACGGGGAAGCCGGAGATGCTCACATAGGACTTACAGCAAGGCTTTTAAGCTCACAGGTAAATATCTTGAAAAACATCTGCAAGCAAACAGGGTGCATTCTATTCTGCATCAATCAGATTAGATCAAACATAGGCGGATATGGCAATGCCACTACTACTCCAGGAGGATTTGCAATACCTTTTTATGCAAGTCAGAGAGTTGAGCTTGCCCGTGTAGGTTCTGATAAGGAAGGTGAAGTGTCCGTTGCAAACAAAGTGAAGATCACATGCAGGAAAAACAAAGTTGCTCCACCTATGAAAACTTGTAATATTGTTATCCGTTTTGGTGTAGGTATTGACAAGGTGATGGAAATGCTTAACATGGGATTGGACTTGGGTGTGCTCACAAAGAAAGGAACGTACATCTATTATGGGGAAGAAAAGATAGGATTCGGATTCCCTGCTGCAAGAAAAAAGCTGATCAAAGAAATGGAACTTTTTGACAAGATCAAAAAAGATGTTCTTTCAGAGTTCAGAAAGAAAGAAGTAACATTTGAAAACAAGGGGGTGGAAGATGAAACCGGTCAAGATTGAAGCAACAAATTTTGTGTCATTCGAGCATTTTGAATACACATTCCAAGATGGGGTAACTGCACTTGTGGGATTGAATAAAACAGACGACAATCAAGGTAGTAACGGTAGTGGTAAAGCGTTGACGATGGATTCCGATATTCTTACCCCTAATGGGTTTGTAAAAATGAGGAATATCAAAGTAGGAGACATTATCCTTCATCCTTCCGGTGCTTATCAAGTAGTAAGGGCAATTCCGTTCCATGATATAGATATTGCATACAAGATTACTTTTTCTGACGGTACGGAAGTAAAATGCAATAAAGAGCATTTATGGAAAGTGAGAACAAACCAAAGCGAAGAATGGTCTGTAATTTCGCTTGGCAAGATCATGGAAAGAAGCAAAGATGAAGAAGTGTTTTTTGAAGTTCCCGGTTGCTTTGGCAGACCGTCTAAAAAAATGGTTTCTTTTACCTGTATGGGTGCGGAAGAGCAACAATGTATTACCGTTTCGGGAGAGGACGGAATGTTTATCACGAACAACTACACGCCTACTCACAATTCTTCCATGCAACAGGCAGTTTATTTTGCCATAACAGGTAACAACTACCGGAGCAGTATTGACAAGAAACTGATTAGAAACGGTGAGAAGGAAGCAAAAGTATTACTTGATATAGAATGTCCCATAAGGAAAGAAACTCTCCATATTGAGCGCATTTTGCCCTTAAAAGGAAGTAGCCGCCTTAATGTGTCGTTGAATGGAGAACAGGTCAGTCTTGCTACTATAAAAGACGGCAACAACTATATCCTTTCATGGATGGGTATTTCACCGGAAGATTTGAAAAGCTATTTTCTTATCTGTAAAGAATATTACAAGTCGTTCTTTAAAAGTTCCAATACGGACAAATTGGCTCTCATAAGTCGTTTTATCAATTATGACTTCTTGGATGGCAGTAAGGATATTATACAAAAGGAACTGGACGAAATTTCATCTAAGAAATCAGTTATCCAAAGCAAAAGAGATCGTGCGGAAGGGAGTGTAGAAGCATTGCGGCAAATGATAGAGGATGCCGTTAATTTCGACTTCGAAGCGGATCGAAAGGAAAGGATCGAAAGGGTGGAAAGTAAAATCAAGTCTTTAAAAGAAGATATTGATTCTGCTAAATACAATATTGACTACAACAAGAAAAATATTAACAAAGGAAAGAAAACACTTGAAGTCTTGGAAGAAGAACTTCGAGAAGCCGAAGAAAAGAAAAAGAAACTTCCTTCTACTAAGGAAATAGAAGATGTGATTGAATCCGTCAAAAAAGAACTTGGAAAAGCCAAAGAAGATCAGAATGAGATTTTGGAAACAAAAGAAGAGCTTTTGAAAATCCATGACGAACTGAAAGTGTCTCTTCGGAAAGTTCTTGTAAACCTTTCTGGGACGATTACATGCCCGAAATGCAAGCACAAATTCCTCACATTACAGGATACCACACTTGAAAAGGAAGAAAAGAAAAAGGAGAAAATAGGGAAACAGGAAAAGGAAGTTGTCGGAGAGATAACATCTTTGGATGAATCCCTAAAGGAATACGAAGACCTTATTTCTTCTTTCATTCAAGTGAAAAACGAACAGGAGGATGAACTTGACAAAATCCGGGAAGCAGGAAAAGAAATTTCATCTGCTGTCTATAAGATCACAAGCGAAATAGAATCTCAAAAGTCCAATATTTCCATTCTTGAAAAGAGAAATGAAGGACTTTTGGAGAGCATAGCTTCCTATAAAGAGGATGTGAAACGTTTGGAAAAGCAGATAAAAGAAATCGAGAAGGAAGCGCCTTCTTCTATTGACACATCCTCACAGGAAAAGCAGATAGAGGAAATGACGGCCACCATTACAGGATATGACAAGGAAATGTCGGAATTGGAAAACGAAATGTTCCGTAAGAAGGAATGGATAGGAAGGTTCAAATCATTCAAGATGTATCTTGCCCTTGAACAGTTAAAGAATATTCAGCTTCGGGCAAACAATATCCTGAAAGCAGAAAACAGCGATCTTAGGATCGTCATAGAAGGATTTAAGACGAAAGCTGACGGGGACATCAAAGAAGAGATAGCACCTTATGTAGTTCGGGATGAACCGGAAAATTTCTGGTATTATAGTGGTGGAGAACGTGCAAGAGTGGAAATTGCTCTGATTATAGCCATACAAGGGATGATAAACGAGACGAACAAATGGGGAGGACTGCAATTCCTTTCTATTGATGAAATTACGGAAGGACTGTCTAAAGAAAGCCTATATGACGTGATAGAAGCGTTAGAGTTTATTCAGTTCCCTATACTTGTCACAACCCATATTTCGAATGAAAACGCTTCATGCAAAACACTCAAAATAATTAAGGAGAACGGCATAAGTCGTATAGAAAAATGAGCAAAGAAACAGAATTGAAGTTTTATATAGGGATAGACAATGGTGTGACCGGTTCTATAGGCATAGTAGGAAAAGAACTGACCTATTATGAGTTCATGGAAACACCTATCACATTTGGGCAGGATTACACAAAAGCAAAGAAGAATGTGTCAAGGGTGAACGTAACGGCACTTGCCGAAGTAATTTCTGCGTTGAAAGAATACGGACTATGTGTGGCCGTCTTGGAGCGTCCCATGAAGAACCCAGCAAGGTTTGATGCCACATGTTCTGCTATGCGTGCTTTGGAAGCGGAACTTACCGTATTGGAGCTTTATGATGTTCCTTATATGTTCATAGACTCTAAAGAATGGCAAAAGGAAATGCTACCTAAAGGGGTTGTAGGCACTAAAGAATTGAAGAAGGCATCCCTTGATATAGGAAAAAGGCTGTTCCCGGAAATCAAGAACAAGCACCCCGATAGAGATGGAATTTTGATAGCGGAATACGCAAGAAGGAAATGCTTACTCTAAACAATTGGCAGAAGGAAAGTGAGAAAATGTAAGAATATATTTTGACATGTAAGAATAAACTATTACATTTGCCACATCAAAAAGTAACAAACAAAAACTATAAAACAATGGCTAATCAGAAGTATTTTAACATTTTTGTACTTTCCTTCCTTGATAGGATTGAAGGGATTGAACACGATTTGAGCTACTTGAAAAAAAGTGCGAAAGACATTAACAGCATTGAATCAGTGGAAGAAGCACTTCATATTTTGAAAGATAAAATAAAACAATTGGGTAACTATATACCAGTTTACAGAAATATTTAAAGTTGTAGATTTTAAATAGGAAATTTCAAATATTCTATTTATATTTGCGTCATGTATTTGGTAGAACAACATATTATTTCTGTAAATGATAAGAGATACAAAGATTTAGATCGAATTTGTTTCTTGTCTAAGAACTTGTATAATGCTGCTTTATATACAATAAAACAAGAGTTTCTTTGTACGGGGAAGTGGATAAGAGCAGGAGAACTTAATAAGAAAATGGTAGCAGAAAATAATATAGATTATAGAGCAATGAGTGGATCATCTTCTCAACAAGTTCTTATGGCTTTAGATAAGAATCTAAAATCTTATTTCTCTGCTATCAAGTCTTGGAAACGGGATAATAAAAAGTTTACTGGTTGCCCAAAATTTCCGAGATATAAACATAAAACAAAAGGTAGAAATGTATTTTCTTATTCTTATGCGCAGTTTAAGCACAAAGGAAACTTCATTTTCTTTCCAAAGAAAGAAGGGCTGTCACCTTTGAAAACGAATTGCAAAGAAGGTTCTGTAAAACAAGTTCGATTTATTCCTAAAGCAGATTGTTATTCTATAGAAGTTGTTTATGAATCTTCTGTGAAAGAGCAGCTTCCCGATAACAATAGGATCATGTCTATTGATTTGGGTATAAACAATTTAGCTTCTATTGTAACTAATACAAACAATAAACCTGTTTTGATTGATGGAAGGAAATTAAAATCCATCAATCAGTATTACAACAAGAAAAGATCGAAAATTCAACAACAATTAAAAAAAGTAAATGGAAAAGAAAATTCAAGACGGTTAATGTCTCTTACAAGAAAGAGAAACAACAAAGTAAAGGATTATCTTCACAAGGCAAGTAAAGAAATAATCAATACTTGTTTGGAAGATAATATAACAACATTGATAGTTGGACATAATGATGGATGGAAACAAGAATCCAATCTTGGCAAAAGAAACAATCAGAATTTTGTCTCAATTCCTTTCGATATGTTCATATCAATGTTAAGGTATAAATCAGAAAGACAAGGGCTAAGATTTGTTGAAGTAAACGAATCTCACACGTCAAAATGCAGTTCTTTTGATTTAGAATCTGTGGAACACCATGATACTTACGTTGGCAAAAGAATTAAGAGAGGGCTTTTTAGAACAAAAGATGGAATCTTACTTAATGCTGATGTCAACGGAAGTTATAACATCATGAGAAAAGTAAAAGGGGATGCAGTAATGCCACCCTATACAGGGTTTGGGTATAACCCAGTTAAGAAATTTATTAACTAATATTACAGGTGTAAACTTGTATATAATTACCAACAATTGCAACATGATAATAATTTTTTGCGAGAACGATAATTGCTCCCGAAAAGGAGTAAGGTCACCAATTGCTAATCCTAAGTATGTGTTTCGTGACGGAAAACTTGTTCCTATGAACATTCCAGTTTGTCCTGAATGCGGAAAGCAAATGTCTTATGAGGAAGAAAAGAGCACAGAAATGCCTAATCTTTCAATAGGCGAGTTTAAAATGATGTCTGATTCTGACAAGAAAAAGGTGTTGAAGGAAAGGTCTAAGGCACTTTCTAAAAAGGACAACAGCGAAGACAAGATACGTCACTACAAGGAAAAAGCAATCAGAAACATGTTGAACGTAAAATTATGAGGTATGGAAAATTTATTGTATGAAAATGTGAAATACATCTATAGGGTGACAAAAAGGAACACTCTCGTGCTTGTCAACTCAAAAGGAGAAATGGAAAGATGTATATCTCTTACTAACTTCAAAGGAAAAACAAGAGACTTTTTTATGAATGAAGCGGAGGGTTACGACATTACAAATACTGTAAACAAAGTGAACCTTACCAATTACTCGGAAGCTACTGTAGAGAAATTTATCGAAGAAAGTGATTTTGTGTCTGTAGCGTTTGGACACGATAACTTTATAACTTACAGAAATGTATTGAAGCCTCATGAACTCAGCAAATGATTGTATTCTTGATAAAGCAGTAGGAAAGATGCTTGTTCTTCCTACCGGTGAAGAAGCGGAAGTGAGGTCTGTTCGCGTAGGAAGAGATTACCGAAGTATAGAGATAGACATTCTGAAAAGCGGAAAGTTGAAATCTATCCGAATGGGTATCACAGGGTTTTTAAAAACAGCAATTTTAAAGGACAAATGAAAAAGAATGTATTGTTAATCACCTGTCTTTCTATTTGTCTTTCCATAGGACTGGGAGGTTGCAAAAGCCGTGTTTCCTCAAAAACAGATTACACTTTTACCTTAAAGGACTCTTTGGTCTGGGAAAGAGAAATGACGGACAGCCTTGTAAAAGTTCCCTACTCTATCGTCAATATGGTAGTCAATCCTTCGAAAATGGAAGATGGGGAGAAGAAAGAGACAAACAAAGGGCAAGCTAACCTTTCCATAGAAAAGAAAGGAGACACCATTTTCATAGAAGCATCTTGTGATAGTCTTGAATTGACAGTGAAAAGCCTTAGAGAAAGGCTGTCAAAGATATCACAAGAAAACGGAACATTGAAAGAGCAAGTGAAAGCTGCTCCAAACAAGATGCTTTATCTTTTGGGAGGAATAGCAATAGGAGCTTTCACTATTCTTATAGCATTGATTGTGTTACTCAAAACAACTAAAAATATTTGAGATATGCTTATACATCAAAAAGAACTGGAAGAAAAAATTGTAGAAGCCAATCGGCTTTACAGAGAAGGAAATCCTATCATGTCTGACAAGGAATATGACAGTATGAAGGAAAGCTTGGGAAGACATTTCCCAGACAGCGATATTCTAAAAAAGGCTATCGTTGAAGAAAGTGTAAAAGGGGATCGTATGGAAAGACTACCTTTTCCTATGTTTTCTTTGGAAAAGGTCAAGACGGTGGACGAGATTGTAAGATGGGCAAAGGACGTATGGGGATTGTCGTCTAACGACCGTGTTGTCATTACGCCTAAATATGATGGCATTTCTTTGCTGGTGGATGAAACTACAAATGATTGCTGGACAAGGGGAGATGGCACGGAAGGACAGAATAGCCGGGATCATTACCGTTATGTAAATCATGGAAATCCTATGAACAAAAAAGGGTGTTTTACTTTTGGAGAAGCGATTATCCCTATCGGTATGTTCTTGAAAAACGTAAAACCTCTTGGGTATAAGAGTGCAAGGAATGCCGTTGCCGGTGCATTCAATGCAGATGATTTCAATGCACAAGTTCTTGGGAATACCGCTTATGTGAGATATGGCATTATGGATTCCGACAGAGATAAATCCATGCAGCTTGCAGAACTTCGAAACGATTATGGGAATTACGCTACACAGTATTGGGTAACTTCCGCCGGCGTGTTCGATGATAATAAAACAGCCCTCACCTATCTAAACGATTTGTTTGAATCAATCAAGAATTTTAAATGTGATGGACTTGTAATCGAAGTTGATAACAAAACAAAACGAGAAGAATTAGGACGGTTGCCTAATGGGAATCCGCGTTACGCTATTGCTTACAAGAATCCCGACTGGCAAGAACGATACACGACAAAAGTTCAAAAAATCGAATGGAGCATTTCAAAAGACGGCAAAGCAAAACCTGTAATTGTATTCAGTCCGGTGGAATTTGACGGAGCGACTGTTTCACGATGCACTGGATATAACGCTAAATATATTACGGACAATCATATTTCACCAAATGCTTATATTGTCGTATCAAGAAGCGGAGATGTTATCCCTAAACATTTGGAAACGATCAGTTACAGTGTGGAACTTTTTCGTGAAATGTGCGATGGTATGATGATTTGTCCTTCTTGCGGAGAACCATTGAGATGGGATGCAAATCTAACCGACCTTGTTTGTGTGAACCCGAATTGTGATGAAAAGGCGGTCAAGCAACTTGTCTATTTCTTTGCTACACTGGGTACGGAAGAAATGCAGGAAGCAACCGTAAGAAAGCTCTATAAAGGCGGACTTTTGTCTGTTGAAAATATCGTGAATGCAACAGAAAAGGAACTCGAAAAAATCGAAGGAATAGGAAAGAGCCTTTCTAAAAAGTTACGAAAGCAATTTGATTCCTATGTAGACGATGGAGTTCCTTTTGCAAGAATTTTGACTGCCTATAATGTGTTTGGTGGCGTAATAGGAGAAAAGACCTGTCAAATGATTTTCAACAGTCTATCCAAAGATCAGATAGACTATATGTTCGAAAACGGAGAAGTCCCTTTAAAAGACTTGCTTTCTATTGATGGTATCGCCGAAACTACAGCAAAGGCTTTTAACGATGGATTAAAGTTGTTCTTTTATCTTTGTAGTGGTACGCCTGTTTCTATTTCTTTTATCCAAGAAGAAACGGTAGAAAACGACAATCCCGAATCAGTTTGTTTTACGGGATTCAGAAACAAACAGTGGGAAGAACGTCTTGTAAAAGAAGGGCACAAAGTTGTTTCCGGCGTATCTAAAAATACCACAATCCTTGTAACAAAAGACAAAGAAAGTTCTTCGTCCAAAGTGAAGAAAGCAAAGGATTTGAACATCCCTATTTTGACACCGGAAGAATTTGAAATCAAAATAGGATGGAAAGAGATATAGAAGATTGGATTAACGACTTTGAAAGTGACGAAGATTTTGATCTGAACGATGATGATCAGTTTGAGTAAACATATTTTAAAACAATAAGTTATGGAAGAAAAAGAAATTGTAAGAAAATCAGTATCTATCCCCAATAAATGGTTAAAAGAACTTCTTGATTTTTTAGGGATAGAAGAAGATCGGTATCTTGCTTGGATGTTGTTTCCTCATGTACAGAACAGGGAATTAGGATTCCGCTTTAGTGAAGAAAGGATAAAAGAAATAGTAAGAGAAATCTATCATCCTACCGAAGAAGAACTAAAGCAAGAGGATGAGTGGGAAAAGGAATTGATAGAAGAAGTCGGCTACTCAAAAATGGATTTTTGGAAAGAGGCGATGATGATGTATCCGTTACATCAGTTTGCATATTGGAAGAATGCTCTCGACCCTTTGAAACTTGGTAAAATGATGGCTAATTTGCATAAAATTTCGAAAGAACTGGATAAGCCGTTGGATTCTTCGGAAGTTTTAACAGAACACCAAAAACATTTTGGAGGTATTGATGACAATACGGCGATTGCATTTATGTACCCTATTTATTTTCCGGTAGATTCAATATACGGTTCTACTGATTCCGTTATTTTACCTGACAATTTTGAAGTGACAAAAGAAGAGAAGAAAGAAGAAGAAAAGAATGAATAAGATTTACAAGGAGATAACCTTCAACTTCACCAAAGCATTGAACAAATTGGAATTAAGGACAAGTGCCAGAAGTTTCATCTCTATGCGGAAGGCAGAGAAGGTTATCTCCCTACTTTTTGAGATCATATTTGATAAACTGGAAAGAGACGGAAAAGCAAACATAAGAGGATTTTGCATTATCAAGAAAATCAAATGTAAAGAAGGAAAGCATTATTTTGAATTTATAGACAAAAGAAAGAAATGACATGTACTACTATAGAGAAAAGGACTATTGGTATTTTGGTGCTTTGGAAAAATCAGTTTACAAGAACCTTAAACTGATTTCATCCTTTAAACGTAACGCTACTAATAAGGAAATATACATAAAATCCGATCTGGCGAAAGATTTTCTTTTAAAAGAGTTTGTTTCCGACAACGAAATAGAAGAAGTTGATCCTCTTTCAATAGTTCGTCCCGGCTGCAAAGCCGAAATAAAGCCTTACAAGGAACTTTTATCCCGAAAGGACATAGAACTATTGATAGAGAATCTTCCTCTTTTAAAAAAGCCGAGAAGCTATCAAATAGACTATTTGTATTATGCAGTCAATCACGGAAACCATATAAATGGTTCTGGGGTAGGGTGCGGCAAAACGAAAATGGCTATTTTCTATGCTGAAATGCTTAATCTTTTTCCTTGTATGGTAGTTTGTCCGGCTTCTGTAAAATCCGGTTGGTTAAGAGAGTGGAAAGAAACGAACCCGGATAGACGGGTATCCATCATTTCCACATCTTCCCCACCGGAAGATTTTGAAGCAGACGTGATAGTGATAAACTATGACATACTTGGGAAAAGGGTCACAAAAGAAAACGGGAAAACATCTCTTGAAATAAGATTGGATGGAATGAAAAAGAAATCATTCTCCCTTGTGATAGCAGATGAAATCCATTTTCTCAAAAACAGAAAGTCCATCAGAAGCAAGTCTTTCAAGAAACTGATACATAAAGTTCCTTCCGTGATAGGACTTACAGGGACACTTATCATGAACCGTCCGGCAGAGCTTCTAAATATCCTGATATTAATAGAAAGGATAAAGGAAATTACACCCGACGACCAGTATCATCATTATTTTTTTGAAAGGTACTGCAATATGAAGGAAACGAACTTTGGTCTGGATATTTCGGGAGCATCCAATATAAAGGAACTGAACCGGCTTTTGAAAGAATGTTGCTATTTCCAGGTAAGCAAGAGGGATGCTTTGAAAGAACTTCCTCCTATTTCTGAAAATGTTGTGGAATGCGAGATTACAAATAAAAGAGCATATAAAAAGGCAAAGGGCGATCTTTTGCAGTTCATTGAAGATAAGTTTAAGGACGAAGAAAAGGTTGAAAAAGCTGCAAGGGCAGAGTTCCTTGTAAAACTTTCGACATTAAAGCAATTATCCTTAGAAGGTAAAGAAAAGTTTATAAAAAAATGGGTGGAAGAGTGGATGGAAGCAAACGAAGAAGAGAAACTTTTGGTATTTGCCTCACAATCCACAATCCTTACAAAGATAGCCGGAGAGTTTAAGGAAGGGCTTCTTATTACAGGAAGCACTACCACAAAGAAAAGGGATGAAATTTTGCAAAAGTTTTTCTTACAAAAGGAAAGTAGAGTGCTTTTTGCAAATATAGGCTGTCTTGGTACTGGTGTGGACGGGCTTCAAAAGGTTTGTTCCAATATGGCTATCTTAGAACTTCCACCGCGTCCGAGCGACCTTGTGCAAGTTATAGGAAGATTGGAAAGAAGCGGGCAGGAGAATCCGGTCACAATCCAATACCTGCTATCGCCGGAAACGATTGACCAGGACTTGTGGGAGATGCTGAAAGGAAAGAAAGATGTTACGGACATGTTAAACAAAGGATTCCAAGACGATACCAGTCTTATGATCCTTCAAAAGTACAAGAATGAGCGATAAACGAAAGGGAACACGGATCATTGAGGTTTGGACGGATGGAAGTTGCAATGCTAACCATCCCAAAAAACTGGGAGGTTCTGCCGTTTACATCAAATGGAAAGACAAGGAATATCATATAACCAAAGGACGTTCCTATACTACGACAGGAAGAAGAGAAACGGAAGCAATTCTTCTTGCACTTCAAGCGATAAAAAAGAATTTGAATGTAAAGGCAACCTTCTATATTGACAGCCAGTATGTTGCTAATCAGTTTCGACACAAGTTCATTGACTGGGCAAGGGAGAACCTTCATGTAGAAAACCAGGATTTATGGGATGCCATATTTTCGGAAATGATGCTGCATAGGAAACTTCGTGTTTCCGTAAAATGGATAAGAAGCCATCAGAAAGACTATAGTGACCCTATTGTATGCGGCAATTTCATTGCAGACTATATGGCTAATTACAAAAATTTTAAAGAGTATGAAAAAGAAAATCATTTACAATAACTTGATCCCTTTTAAGGGATTTACAGCAATCACTCTGTTTCCTTTCATTTTTGCAAGGAAAGAATACGAGCCTTTAGGGATGAGAACAATCATACATGAAAACATTCATCTAAGACAGCAGAAAGAGATGCTTATAGTGTTCTTCTATTTGTGGTATGGGATAGAATGGCTTGTAAGATTAATTCAATACAAAGATTCCCATGAGGCTTACAGAAACATTTCTTTTGAGCGAGAGGCATATGAAAATGAATATGATGATGAATATTTGGACGTAAGGAAACCTTACGAATGGATTCATTATTTAAAAGGGTGACAGAAACAAACGAAAAGAAGATGTTATGAAATGGAGTAAATATCAGTTGGCTATTTTTGATGCTTACGAAAATACCAACAAAAACATAGTGATTGATGCAACTGCCGGTTCTGGCAAAAGCAGAACGCTCAAAGAGTTATGTAATCGCACACCGGAAAACAAGTCTTGTCTTTTTATGGCGTTCAACAAGAGCATAGCGGAAGAATTAAGATCGAAACTCCCTTATTATGTCGATTGCTATACTTTCCATGCGCTTGGACTTCGTACAATGATGAAAAATTTCCGGTTCAAAGCAAAAGTGAATGACGGCAAATGTTTCAAACTCTGCACGAAGCTGTTCCAATACAAAAAGATGGAATTTAAAGAAAGAATGAAGTATTTCTTGGCACTCCAGACATTGTGGGAACAAACAAGACTGTCTCTTTGCAAGATAAATGAAGAAAACATTGTTCCTATTACGATAGAATTTGATCTGGATTACGAAGAAGAAATGATCCCCGATCTTCTTGAAATTGAAAAGGCATGGCGAAGTGACTGCACAAGGATAAACAACAATCTTGCTTTTGAAATAGATTTTGTGGATATGCTTTGGATTCCTTACACGTTCTTAGAACCGGGAAGTTTTCCGAAATACAATGTTGTAATGATAGATGAAGCAAACGACACCTTCCTATTGCAAAAAGAAATCATGCAAAATTTAATAAAGGCAAGAGGCAGATTTATCGCTGTCGGGGACAAGAAGCAAATAGTGTACAGCTTCATGGGCAGCGACTTGAATGTGTTCAATTCTCTAAAAAATAACCCTAACACGACTACACTTCCTCTTTCTGTCACATACAGATGCAGCAAAAGGATAGTTGAAGAAGCTAATAAGGTATTCCCTGGGACAGAATGTGCAGAAGGAGCAAAAGAAGGTATTGTCAGAAAAGGTGAACTAAACGAAGCTGCTAACGGGGATTTCGTTTTGTGCCGAAATAACCTTCCTTTAGTGGCAGCTTTCTTGCAACTCCTTAGAGAAGGAAAGAAATCATCTATAATGGGACGTGATTTTGGGGAAAACATTTGCCGTCTGATGGAAAATCAAACCAGTCTTGACGATATGTATCTTCTGTTGGACGATAAAAAGCAAAAACTTATAGAAAGAGGCATTAATCCTGCCTTTGTGAAAAACCATCCGTCTTATGCTTCTTTGGAAGAAAAAGTGAAGATTGTGGAATTGCTATACGAAACGCATCAAGGAAATTTCTCTTCCTTAAAGGAAAAGGTTAGGAACATTTTCTCTGGCGACAAGAAAGGGATTATCCTATCCACTATCCATAAGAGCAAAGGATTGGAAGCTGATCGTGTTTTCTTTTTGAATCCAGAGCTACTTCCGTCCAAATATGCAAAAACACCTAAAGCATTGTACGCAGAAGAGTGTCTTAAATTTGTGACAATTACAAGGGCAAAAAACGAACTGGTTTACTGTCATATCAATGCGGATATTGACCTCCACAAGTAACAAAACATCGCAAGGCGAAATGACGTTGAAATATTACTTTTAACAAGTATTTACACTTTCCGCCTTGTGATGTAATAATATATTCTTACATTTGCAGCAGCAAAAACAACAATTAAATTTTTAGATTATGGGAATATGTGGATGGATTTGCACAGTGATTATATTTATTGCATTGTGCGTTACAGCTCAATCAATGTTTGAAGACTACCTTTCTTACAAGAGTGAAAAATTTGATAACGACGAAGAAGATGAAGAAAAAGAAGACTAAACTGTACATCATTGTACCTCATGAGAACGGAAATGTAACCCTTTTTTCGGCTGACAAGATAGAAGAACTTGTTCCTTTCCTTCCTTCGATGGAAGCAATAAAAACAAATGTAGAACTTCAAATGGCAAAATGGAAAAGAGATTATTCCTACAAGCGGCAACCGCTTACACTTAGTGTTCCTTTAGATGTTTTTCTGAAAGTGAAAGCTATTACAGGTGGGAAATGGAATGAAATACCTGTCAATCAAGGATGCAACGGTGTTCCTTTGGTAATTTTAATTCCCAGCAAAGATAAAACGGAGGAAGATGAACATAGTTGATGGGATCGTAGGGAATACTTTCATTGCTATAGACAGTGAAAAGCAAGCAATGAGATGCGACCAGATTCAAGAAGAAGGAAAGCTCGCGCTGACTGTTTCTTTGAAAAACTCACATAGATTTGGAAGAAGTCTTTCGGAAGCTATAAAATATGACTACTCCTATGTTGTAGAATGTATTTTGAGCACAGGCGACAGTTTTAGAGCCACAAGCGGACTTCTTTTAATGGATATGTGGGGAGACTGGATTACAGTTCTAAGATCGGAAGGGATACCGCTTTTTTCTTATGATTTTTCCGAAGATAGTAAGCAAGCGAAAGACTTTCTTTTTATAGAAAAAGTAAACTTCCTTCCACTGCCGGAAATTATTTTTAATCTTAAAACAGACGACCCTTCCCAAAACTTCGTTGTTCTTCCTAAAGGAAGTGACGGATGTGATTACACAAAAGGGATAGTAGTTCAATCGTTATTTAAACAGTGATAACATGTATTTTGAATCAGTTGTAAATTATTGGACGGATAACCCGGACGATTTCAAACCTCCAAGAATCCAGGTAAAGAGGCATCTTCTTATTAGAGGTTACACCTATACAGAAGCAGAAGCAGTATCCGTAGAATGGGGAACGAAAGAAACAGAAGAGGAAATAAAGATATCTCCTATTCGGGAATTGTCTCTTTACACAGTGATAGAAGATGATTCTGCTGGCAAATTCTTTAAGGTTGATGTTCTTTACCCGGAAGAAACACCTAAAGGGAAAATCAGAATGCAAAAGGTCTCTTTGATGGTTCAATCTGCGTCAGATGTGGAAGCGATCGAGGTTGTAAAGAAGTATTTCGATTTTCTTCCTACAAGAGATGAGTTAGTAATTAAAGCTGTTACATTAACGGAAATCGAAGAATATCTTAAAACAGACGAATAAATGAATGTACTTAGTTTATTTGATGGAATGTCATGCGGACAAATAGCATTAAAGGAATTGAATATTCACATTGACACTTATTATGCTTCCGAGATAGATAAATTTGCCATTGCACAAACACAACTTAATTTCCCTAATACAATTCAAATAGGAGATGTCAGGAAAGTAAATGTATTGGATTTACAACCCATTGATTTATTAATAGGGGGGTCTCCTTGCACCAATCTTTCATTTGCAGGGACAAGAAAAGGTCTTTGCACAAAAGAAAATATTGAAATCCTATCGCTCGATCAATACATTGAACTAAAAGAACAAGGCTTTGAATTTGAAGGGCAATCCTATTTATTTTGGGAGTACATGAGAATACTTACAGAAATAAGAGAATACAACCCCAATATATTGTTTCTATTGGAAAATGTAGAAATGGGAAAGAAATGGGAGTCTGTTTTTAATAAAGCCATTGGAACACAAGGTATCCATATTAATTCATCTCTTGTATCTGCTCAAAGCAGGAAAAGGATATATTGGACGAACATAAATGGCGGAAACATTCCGCAACCTAAAGATGAAGGATTGTTTTTAAGAGATATATTGGAAGATGAAGTGGATGAACACTTCTTTCTTTCTGAAAAGGCTCTTAAAGGGATCGAACTTCACAAAGAAAGAAACAAAGAAAAGAAAAACGGGTTCGGTGCAGACATAAGAAATCCTTCTGACAAATCCCAAACCATACGAGTAGGTGGAAAAGGCGTATATGATTTGGTAAGTATTCCTTCAAGAAAAGTAATCCAGTTGAACAAAACAAATGAATTTGGGAAACAACCAAGACAACAGAACAGGATATATGATCCACAAGGAATATCCCCTGCGGTTTTGGCAAACATGAGTTGTGGGAGTCATGCTGTGTTAGATAATTTCTGCATACGAAGACTTACTCCTACTGAATGCGCAAGATTGCAAACCATTCCTAAGTGGTACAAATGGCAATGCAGCAACACTCAACAATACAAGATGCTGGGTAACGGCTGGACAGTAGAAGTTATAAAGCATATATTCGGTTATATGATAGAATAAAAACAGTTTTGTATTTTCCATAGTAATTTAAGTTAGATGATTCACAAGGGAAAGATGGTTTGGGAAAATAATCTTTCTCGTTTTAACTACATAAAACTATATCAATATGGGTAAAAGAAATACAAAGTTTCAAAAGTTGGCATTACTTATTAATTCAATAGATCGCCCTTTTGAGTTTTACGACCTTGCAAAACATACTTTGTTCTTTGCTGGCACGCTTAGAAAAACAATTTCCTATCTTTGTAAGGCAGGATACATCGAAAGGATTGAAAGAGGACGTTACAAACGATCCAAAACAATACCGGACGATATAAAAATAACAGAGTTAGAGAAAATGGCTTATAAACGATAAAAAGCATGAATTTAGGAATCATAATACTTTCAGTTGAGGCAGCGTTCCTATTGGTTGCTGTCGTTATCCTTTTACTTAGAGTTAAGAACTTGAAAAATCATTTGCTTTACGTCAACTCCAGAATTGATTCTGTAAGGCTTAACTATCTATTGGGGTTAAGAAACAATCTGATTGCAACAGAAAGATATGAAGATGTAGACTACATCAATTCCTTGATAAAAGATGAGTTTGGTATAGAAGATTTTGAAAAATTTTCAATAAATAATTTGATTGACATATTGTAAATTAATTGGTTATGGAAATAAAAGTAAAAAGAATTACACCTATTGATTATCCATACACAATAGGGAAAATGTATATTGATGGAGATTATTTTTGCGATACTTTAGAGGATACGGACAGAGGATTGTCCCAAGATATGTCAGAAGAAGAAATAAAATCAAAAAAAGTGTACGGACAAACCGCCATCCCTACTGGTAGATATAAAATTCTTATGAATGTAGTGTCGCCTAAATTCAGTAAAAAACAATTCTATATGGATGTTTGTCAAGGCAGAGTACCCAGATTAGAAGGAGTAAAAGCGTTCTCTGGAATTTTATTGCATTGCGCCGCTACAGCCGACAATGTAGAAGGCTGTATAGGTGTAGGCTACAACACTATCAAAGGACGACTTACCAATAGTAAAGAGGCATTTGAAAAGATGTACAAAAAACTTTCTTCTACTGGCGAGGAAATTTGGATCACAATCGAGTAAAAATTCCTGTATAATGTGCAAAAGTATAAATTCGAGTTATTAACCTATTAACTGGAAAGGAGGTGAGAAAGAAAGACTATCCTAATTTATCATATCAAGGTGATTGTATACCACTTTACATTAAAAGCGTAAAATAGTACACATTTATACGGAAATCCGTACCGGGTTCCACCAAAACCCTCTACCTTTTGGTAACATAGTTACATCAAAGGATTCTTTTTCTGATTTTCTAATGATGTTAAAAGCACCATTGATATCAGCATTAATAATACTACCAGAAGAAGTTTAAACAATCCTCGTTTGATCCTTCTTCCTTCGTAGGATTCATGTTTACAAATCCGTTCATTATCTAAAAAGCTACATTTTGAAGTATAAGATTCTTCAACGATCTTAACATTAATACCTTCTAATGTTGCTTTATACGATATCATTGAGATAAACACATTAAAAGGAATAGAAACAAAGTTCTGATTATTTCGTTTTCCGATATTGATCTCTTGTTTCCAGCATTTGTTATGACCGATTATGATCGTATTAATACCATTGGAAACTACGTGATTAATCAATATCCTACTCGCTTTGTGAAGATAATCTTTGATCTTGTTATTCCTTTTGTTGGTTAATGACCTGATTTGTTTTGAAGTATGTTTATTGTCTTTTAATTTTGATTTTAAGTATGCTAATCTTTTATTATAATACTGGTTGATAGACTTCAGCGGTCTACCATTGATGATAAAACAAGAACCGTTGTTGGATACACAAGATGCTAAATTATCTAATCCTATGTCGATACCAAGATAAGATCCATTATCTGACATAAGATTCTTTTCCTTCTTGTTGTAAACTATTTCAAGAACAATATATCCATTCTTAGGAACAAATCTAAGTTGTTGAATATTTTATTTATTGGTTCTTGTTGTAAAGGAAAACTGTTTTGGTAACTTAACAATGCCTTGCTTTATCCATTTTTGAGAAAAAGCGATTGTTGTAAAAACAGCAGTAAACAAACCATTTTTGTTAAGATACTTAGGTATTCTAACAAATTCAGAATATTCACCTCTATTCTTTTTATTTAGAAGATTGAAGAATGATCTAAAGTTCCTATCAACCATCATCAACACTTGTTGAGCAACTGGTGTTGGTAAAGCACGATAGTCAACATCATTTTCTGCTCTTAGTTTCTTTTCAAGAGAATAGTAGTTTGGGTATTTGTATTTTACAGTATTATCATCCTTGTATTGAAAATAGTGTTGTCTAACAACATACAATCCTTTATTGTATAAGTTTTTACACTTATACAATAGATCATAAAGTTCATTGTAATAAACAGAACTTGGCTTGATTGTATGTTGTTCGACTAATCTCATGACACAAATGTAGGAATTATTTATATATAAAAACAATTTCTTATATTTGTGGTGTAAAGTAGTATATAAT